GTATAACCGCCCCCTAAAATATTTGTAGAGGTTATGTCCCCTACGTTTATATCTAAAGCAGACGTATTCCCTGCTGTAAGTACTTCGTTAAGGGTTGGACTACTTATTACATCACCTATTTCTTCTATAGTAGCATAAAACTCTAAACCTTTATTAGTAAAGTTTATAGTGTCTGTTTGTTTAGGTATGCGTCTTTGTTTCGCTTGCATTATGTTTTTAAATTAAAAAGGGTGAGTGTTTAGCTCACCCAAGACTATAGGAAAGAGAGAAAAGAGGCATTAGGGAGCTATAGAAAATTCTACAATTACATCAATATCACCTGCTGAGGTAACACCTACAGTAACTAATTTAAGTATTCCAGTTTCTGCTACAGCAGTTGTACTAGTCATAGTAGCTTCTACACCAGTTGACGCTACCCCCATAAGATTGTTTAGACCTGTAAAAGTAGCTAGTAATACTGCACCTGTTAAGTTAGTATCTGCTGTACCTGCAATAGAATCAACTACAAATTGGTAGCTAGTTCCGCCTGCTAGAGCTGTCCTTTCCCTTACTACAAGTTTGGTGATTATTGCACCTGCTGGTAATACTGGAACTGGCAAAGTTGAAATTGAAGTATATGTACCTGCTGCGGTAATAGTGTTAAACCTAGCTTGTACTACAAAAGTGTTTGATGTTATATTTTTAGCTGACATTGTATTATAAATTTACTGATGGAAATGATGAAGGAGTTGAGTTCATCCAAGGATTAATTGTTGCTTCAAAAGCGTTTATAACTGCTGTTGCTGTACTAGGTATAGCTATGGTAAGTGTACTGATAACATCAGATGTTCTTACTGGCATACTTCTATCTATAATATTTCTAGCAGATTGTATGTAATACAAGTCATAAGTAGTACCACTTACTGCATAGTAAGTTTGTTCTACAGGTAGTATTACCCTGTTTAGGTAACCCCAGTCTCCCCTAGTTTGTTTTTCATATTCTCTTACTTTAGCATAAGTACCTGAGCCAGGAGTATAAGGAGTAGTATAAGTTACTTGAGTATCTTCAAAATCTTCTTCAAGACCTACATTAAAGTATACTTCATCTGCAAGTGCAGTAAGTTTGATACCAGCTAGATCTGAAGCATCAGGAAAAGCATCCAATTCACCAGCAGCTACACCAGAAGCACTTGCTCCTGCATAATTACCTGTTAATACTATATCAGCACCTGATACACTAAGTACAGTATATACTGGACTAGTAGTTGCAGTTGCAGAACCTATTCTTACAGCATCACCTGCTAATAGACCATGTGAACTACCTGAACTAGTAACATTTGGACTACCATTAGTTACAGTTAGGGTTTCAGCACCACCTATTGCAGTTGAACTTTGTGAACAAAGTACTTCAGCTTTTACAATCCAATTGTTTGGATCTGATATATAAGGACTAGCTAAAGGAGCTGCATTTATTTCAGTAGCAAGCTCTTGAGCAATTTCATATGCTGTAGCTGTAGAATCTGCAACTATGTTAGCAGACTTAGGGTTAAAAGGTAAATATTGTTTACTAAGGTTATCTACTATAAGAGTATATGAACCATTGTTTACAGTATTAATAGTTAGTGTACCTGAACCTAGATAACCAATATTGGTTACTTGTTTAACAGGAGCTGTGTAAGATTGTCCTTTCCATACTTGCACACCAGTACCTTGTATAGGGCTGGTAAAAATTGGGTTAAGACCACTTGCTACGCCTTGCACAAAATATATTTGTGAAGCATCAGTTATTGTATCTCCAGGTGCTAGTAACGCATTAGTATCAGCATTGAAGATAGCAATTGCTCCATCAGGAACATTTGTTGGGTTAGTTGCAGATCCCACTGCGGTGTTAGCACCTACTAGAATTTTATCCATGACTATTGTCTTTTTTGTTTAAGTTATTCTGCTCGTTTGAGTTCTAATTGGTTAGTCTCATATCTTTTACTTTCAATAGCTTCTAGAGCCATATTAACTGCCATAGCTATAAGTTCTTGATGAACTTGTGGTGCTAATTCGCTAGTCTGATTCAAAGATAGTGAAATAGATTTTGGTATCCTAATATAGCTTGCTATAAAGTTTTCTATAATAAAGGAGTTATTACCATAACTATCTATAAAGTTAGTTTGTTCTATTGTTAAAGGGTAATCAGGTGTAGTTGTTGCAAAACTATCTTTAAGTAATATATATAAATCATCTATTGCACATCTTCTTACAGGACTTACTTTTCTTGTACCTAATGTTGCTCCTACTCTATTTTGTAAAGTTAATTGACTACTTGTAACAGATTGCCAATTGGTGCCTCCATCATAAGTTATAAATAAATTAGTAGCTGTAGGTACTTCTACAAACAAGTTACTTTGTTCATATATAGTATAAAACCCTTCATACATTATTCTATAACCTGTTGGTAATTGTAGATTCTGTATAGCAGTAAGATAATTTTCTTCATCTTCTGGATATTGGTATCCTGTTAAAGGTGTAAAAAGTAAATTACTTGTAGTGTTTATAGCTATTCTAAAGTTATTAAAGTTTTGATTAGTAAGGTTATTAAACTGTACAGGTATTTGAAAGTATATTTTTTCTGTAGTGACAGTGGTGTACGTAATCTGATTACAGTAACTATTGTATACAGTTGCTTGACCACTAGTAAAATACATAAAATTACTAGGTAATTGAAACCTGTATTTGTTAATTTCGTTTGTTAAATATACAGTATCTTGATAGTTAGTAACATGTAGGTTTTTTAAATCTACAGTTCTTTTCTCATTCATTTCAAAACCTGTTTGGTATTGATTAGAAGGAGGATTATATCTTTGTTTAATAAACTCTGTTTGAGCTTTATTAAGGTAGTAATCTACTTCTTCATCTATTAAATCATCATAAAGGCCGGAATTGATCTTGTCAAGTTCCAGCCTAAATGAGATATGTAGATTTTTAACGTTCATCTATTTACGAGCTTTTTTAAGCTCTGATTTCATGTTGTTAACTATTTGAGAACTTTTACCATCTTTGAAAAAAGCTACTGCATCTTGCATGTTATCTCCAAGTGTGTAATCTGAATACAGCATTGTATCACCAGCTTTTCTAATTATACCAGCATATATCATAGCGTATATTTCAGACTTAATTGTAAGGTTAGGATCTTGACAGTAGTCAATAAACTTCTCAGGTGATCCCTTAATGTACTCAAACAGTTCATTCTTTTTACTTACAAAGTCTTCATATAGAGCAGGGTTTTCACCAAACATCCATAGCAACATATCTATTGTAGGCTCATCTTCATCATATTTAAGATAAAGTTGTGTTGCAGTAGTAAGTGCTTTGATGCTAGCATTGGTTTTAATTTTGCTTTCTTCTTCATCGTGTATGTAAAACCAATAATTACCTTTGTTTACTTCTTCTCTACTTTTAGCTACATTAGCTGATATAAGTGCTCTTTTGTAAAGAATGTAGTCTTTAGGATTAATAGGATGACCATCTTGATCTGTTGATACATCTAGTGTTATACCAGTTGAATATTTTACAGAAGCACTTACTGTGTTCCAAAAGTTCTTAACTTCTTTAAAGTAGTTAGGATCATTTCTATTAGTTTCTAATATTAAAGGTAGAAGATAATCCTCTTCTTCTTGTGTAATACCTTTAGCTATTTTCTTGTCTACAAAAGTAGGACTTAAACCTCTTTTAACATCTGCTAATACATCAGCAGGTAAATTTTCACCATGAAACTCTTTTAAGTGAATTCTTACGATTTTCTTTGTTATCTCTCTTTTACTCATAAATCTATTGAAAAAAAGGGGATGGTTAGTCCCCTTGTATTAAATTATTAAGAAGCTACACATTGCAAGTCTATAGAAGTTGTAAACCTTCTAAGTACTATACCTTTTTGTTGTAAGAAGTGAACTGAGCAACCATCTATATCAGAAGCCCTAAGATTAGAATCTTGGAATCCTCTAGGTACAGTTGAACCTGCTACTCCCCACCTTAGTTCTCTACCTTCTCTTACTACCATTTGTACATTGGGAGCACCATCATACAGAGAGTGGTCTACAAACACCATTCTGTAAGACTCTAGTGAAAGACCTGTTACAGGGTGTTTAGCACCTACTATAGATTTGTTAGAAAAGTCAAATGCAGGATTTTTAACTACATTTATTACGTGACCATCTATGTGTTGGTATTGGGTAAAGAACCCACCTAAGCTAAGGTTTCTACCCTCACCGTATACAAAGTTACCATCATCTACTTTAATGTAAGCTCTTGAACCAAGCTCATCTTTCATAGCATTGTCAAACTCTTCAGCTCCACCAATACCAGTGTACAAGGTAATTTGCATTTTCATGGTATCTGTCATACCATACATTACGTTCCTTACAATAGTTTTAAGCTGGTTAGCTGTTAGCTGAGTGTAAGTATCTTTGTTAACTACTTGTTCAAGTAGACCAGGGCCTATGATAATAGGTGAGTTGTTAGCATCTTGATCAAACAAGTGGGTGTTCATCTTATCATCATAAGATTGTTGTCCATACCAGTAGTAATGCTCACACTCTTTTTTCCACATTTTGTAATGCCTAAACTCTTCATACTCCATCCAAAGCTTATTAGCCCCTTCACCTGGTTTAGCATTGTAATCTAGCCACATGTACCTTTTATCAGCAGAACCTGACCAAGAATAGCTTTTCCTAAAAGTACCAATACGGTGTCTAATTTTAGAAGGTGCTACCCAGTTAGATGCGTTACCTCTAGAGAAATCTTGTCCTACAGGTGCATAAAGTTGTCCAAATGATTTGCCTTGTACCAAGTCTGAACTAGGTAAAGTTGCTAGTGGATTAGGGTCTATTAATTGACAATTGTATTGCCAGTAACTACCTTTTTGTACAGGTTCTTGCATGATGCGTATCTGTGTACCAGATTCACCTACAATTACATAACTTTTAATAAACCATCTTTCAGCAAAAGTAAGTGTAAATGGTTGGTGGCCTATACCTACATTAGCAGTAGTTACAGTAACAGCAATAGGTACAACTTTATCTTGTCGAGAGATAACATTGTAATCATAGATGTCACCACTAATCCTTACTACAGCAGGAGATTGGCCATTAGTGCCTGTACCAGCAGTTCCTTCTGTGGTCATAGTAATAGGCATGTTTTCAAATTCTTTACCTGTTAAATAGGTAAGCATTGGGGAAATTTGTTCAGGTGCAATCATCATTGCATTTGCTAATGCATTGTCTGTAGTTACACCTGTTCCATTAAAAAAGTCTGAGTAGAGTCTCATTGTTGTTTATTTAGTTTGTTATTCTTGTGAACGCTCCAGGACTGAGATCAGGTTTCTTGTTATTACTTTCTGGTTCTTTAAAGCTTCCTGAAGCTGTTCCTGTTCCTTTACTTTTAGCAAGGATTTGTTTTAAATCTGTTACCTTTTTAGTTGTAGCCATATTATCAACTAATGATTTTAGACTGCCAACACCTTTATATAATATGTAATCAAGCATTAACCTTTCTTCAAGATTTAACTGATTATACTTTTGCACCCTTACGGATTTACCTTCTTTATCTGTTTCAGTTAAGAACTTTTTAAAACTATCCTTTTCTTTCTTAGGTAAAGGAATACCAGCAAGGTTATCTTTGTCTAGTGTAGTTTCTATGTTTTTCCATACTTGTTGAGCTTGTTCTTCTTGTTTAGCTTTTATAGCTTTTTGCTCTTGTATGACTGCTTCTTTTTCTTTTTTCTGTTCACTTACTAGCCATTTTTGTGCTAATTTAGCTTGTTTTTCAAGTACATTAGAGTCTTCATAGTCCTTTACATACTCAGCAATTTCATCTTTATCAAAATCTTGTTTCCTAAGATAATCTGTAATAAGTTTCTTTTGAGCAGATTGATCTGTTATATCTATCTCATCATATCTTACATCAGGACTAGCAGCTTTAATGTATTTGCTTACATCTCCACCTTCTTGTATAAAGTCTACAAACTTTTTAATCTCTTCATTGCTGGACAAGAACTCTTCAATTCTTTCTTGAGCCATTTTTTCAGCTATAATTTCAGCACCTTTGATTAATCCATCAATGTCATCAGTAAGTGTTTCATCAATTTCATAACCCGTAGCTTTCAGTAACATTTCAGCTACTGTTTCTTCAACTGGTTCTTGTTCTTCTTCCTCAACTTCCTCTTTAGTAACAACTTCTTCTTTCTTTGGAAGAATAGTTGAAATATCTTCAGGTTCTTTTGATCCAGGAAGTTCCTCAGGCTCCTTTGTTTCTTTTGGGTCTTCAATTACTGTTTCACTACCTATTACACTTTGCATAAATGCTTCAGGTGATAAGTTAGGTTTAGCAATTTCTTCGTTCTCTTTTTTCATATGTCTATTCAAATTTAGTTGATTGATTAATATATAACAACTTAGCTGATTTTGTAAAATGTCTCAATTAAGTATATCACTTATTCTTTAGTTTATTAGCTACTTTTTCCTTGATTTGCAACTCTTTTGATTTTACTACTTCATCAAAAGCTTGTTTTCTTTCTTGTAAAGCTAGTTTTCTTTGTTCTAATATATCTAGTTGACCATCATTATCAGCATCTTGATCTTTACCAAATCCTAAACTAGTAATAGTAGCTACTTCTATTTTGTTAATCCTGTTAAGGTTACCTTCTGAAGCTAGGAATGCTCTTTCTTCTTCTTCTCTTTGGGCAACCTTATCTTCTATTGCAAGTTTAGTATCTTTTTCTATTTTAGCCATTTGTTCTTGTAATTGTTGAGCTGCTTGTTCTGCATCTTTTACTTTTAGTTTAATTTCGGCAAAGTTATCAGAGTCTAGTATCTCTAAAGCAGCAGAAGCACCTAATCCATTTTGTATAAAAGCTTGGGCATTATTTCTAGCTATTTCTAACTTTCTATATTCTTTTGAAGTGTTGTTTACAAATGTTCCATATTCAGCATTAGCATAAGTTGGCCCATCTATGTTAAGGAAACTTTGTCTACCATCATGGGTAATGAAACTAGCTTTCTTACCATTTACCCAACAGATTTGGCTTAAATCAATAAGATATTGTAAATCTCTTCTTTCAAGGTTAGAATAGTCAGTAAATAAACTCTCAGTAATAGCAGAACTTTGGTATATAGCTGCTTCAACATTACCTACTAACTCATTAGAATTAATTTGTCCTTGTCTTTGTCTAGTTACACCACATAAACTTTCCCATTCAGTTTTTATACTGGCAAGTAATATTTCAAACTTATCTATAAAGTTACCTAGGCTCATGTCTATTTGAGTCTTTTGAGTAGGATTAAGAACAGTTCTTTCTTTATCAGAATAGTCTACTATCATAAGGTTCATAGACTCTATGTAATGTAACCATTTATCTAAATCCCAATCTGCTGGTTTAGCTTGTAAGTCTAATACACCTATTATACCTTTAGCTTTAGCAATCATAAGTTCATACCTGTACTTATAAATGTTATATGTAATTTGGTATGGCAGTCCTATACTTATTAAACTAGTATTGATAGTATTCCTATTAGAATACATTCTTCCATTGTAAGGTAATTTCCTAAGTGCTATATTATTCTTGGTAAGGGAACATTCAGGTATTGGCCTAGCTCTAAAGTAATATTTATCATATACTTTGTATGCTTCCCAAGGCTGATTTACCCATACCCATTCTATATCTTCATCAGGTAGTTGGGGGTAATCTTCTGGTACAATCATTTCTTGTCGTTGTCCATATTCATCTATATATCTTAATGTGCCTATTTTTTGCTTGCTTTGCCATACTATATGTACAACAGGTATAAGTCTTTGTATAAGATAAGGGTTAGCGCTACTTGTAGTTGAACTATATATAGAAAAAGGGTAACTGCTAGTTATTTGCTGAGGATTTTCAAATTCATCTACAATATCTTTAGTATAATCAGGATCATCATAAAATTTAGAGTTGATAGAGGATGGAGTACATAATGTATAATGTATTACCCAATCCGCATCTTCTACATAGTCTTTATTAGGATCTCTTTGGTAATCTATTTCTAATGGGTTAACTATGTCAAATATAGGCTCATCATGTTCAATACCTCTATATGTATATGCTTCACCTGCTGCACATAAGTCAAAAAACCCTTTTTTGTTTTTCTCTACAAATTCATTATAAGCTACTATGTAATCCATAGCTTGTTGACCTAATATTGCTCTTTCATCTTTATAGTTAGCATTTACAAAGTCTTTAATCTGTTGAGGTTCTTGTACTTCTTGCTGATTAGTATCCATGCCTTTGTTAGCTAATTCATTAGCAAACATTTGATACAAACTCTGCGTAGCTAATTGTTTAACTTGTTCTTCTTTAAGACTTTGTATATCAGAGTTAACAGATGTTACTTGGTAGATAAAAGGTCTTTGTATCTTTTCACCTACTAACCTATCTATTACAGGTTTAAGTATGTTCCAGTTACTAAGTTTAGCAGGAAAGTTATCTGCATTTTGTCCATATGCTTGAGTTACATAAGAATAAGCTTCTGCATTTATATTGCCAGAATAAGCATCATACAGTGTTTTAAGTAGATACTTTCTACCACCTGTATTACATTCACTCATTGATATAATTGCATCTACTGTTTTTATGATAAAGTTTTTATCTTTAGATTTGAAGGGTACTGCTTGATTTGGTATTTGGTTCATGATTTATAGTTTCTTTCAAAGAAAGAATTAGGATCTTTCTCTATTCTTGTTTGTCTTAACTGTTTATGAATAAGTTCCCTATCAAAGAACATACCTACTAACATTGCACTCACCCTATCTGAGTTAGTCTTTCTATTGTATTTAATAAGTTCTCTAATTAAACCTACATCATATATCGTATGCAAAGTTAGAATTTTATTTCCACTTTCATCTACACTTCTTTCTGTTAATAACCAATCTCTTAAATAGATTTCACCTGTTTCTTTTCTTCTATCTGTCATGTGCATACCAAAACTTCTATTTCTATTAGATTGAAGTTCTTTAGTATCAGGTAACTTAAACTCTTCTTGTAACCATTCAAGTTTCTTAAATCTTTTAGCATAACTAATTACATCACCTCGGTCATTTTCAAATCCTATTTTAGCATTATAAAACTCTGCTAACATAAACAAGTTTCTATTGTACTCATCCATGCTACTAGGTCTAGCTACATAGCTTGCAACTATACAATCATCAGGTTTTCTAAGGTTATTCATCCTGATCATTACATAAGCTGCACCTAAACTCATACCTTCCCCATCTTGTGCATAAGGGTCATGACATATGTAATACATGTTAGCAGGAGTATTACCTTTGTCATCTTTATAAGGCATGTTATATATAACAGTAGTGCCTGTCTTATCAGCATCTTTCTTGATAGGAAATTCATATATAGGTTTAGAATCGTCAAGGTTAAACTTGATTTTACCTTCATCATGAGTAAAAGAACCGCATAATTCAAATCCTCTATCTTTGGGAGAGTTGAGTAATTTCTTTTCCCATGCTGACAATTCTGCTATAGGAAATATGTTGTTATTAGATTGTAAAAATGCTTCAGAAGGTGTAAAAGGATCTTCAGCTATAGCATTAGTAAATGCTGCTGGATCTTTAGCTTCTTTTTTAAGTATGTCTCGTTTAACAAGTAGTTCTGTTTTGGCAGCTTCTGTATTAGAGTTTCCATATTGGTCTATATATCCAGTCATGTTAAGATATGCTGGTATAAACAAACCTGTTTTAGTTTCTTCTAATCCTTCTTCCCATACATTAGGCACACCTCTAATATTATAAGCACCAGGATTATAAAACAAATCTTCAAGTCCTTTACTTGCATCTTCAACAGATCCACCTGTACCAAATGCTACCATCATTCCAAATGTAACTTTACCTTGTTCCATAGAAGGTCTAGCTACTTGCCAGCATTTTAATAGATTTTTAAACTCTCCTGCTTCTTCCCATAATATTAAATCTCCACGCTTGCCCCTAACCTTTTTACTATCATCAACAATTACACCTATTATTTCAGACTTATAACCTGCTTCAGTTACCCTACCTTCTTTTCTAAGTTGATAACTAGCTCTTTTATGAAAATCAGTATCTTTATACTGTCTCATTTTAGTCCATGCTGTATGAGTATCTATAAAGCCCATCATATCCCATGCTTTATTTAAAATACCATCTTTAGTCAAGAACTGTTCAGACTCTGCATACACATAATTTTTAGAGCCTTTCTTTAAAAAAAAATTTCTATTAAGCATAGATCCTCCTTTAAATGAATACCCTCTACCCCTTGCTTTAAGCACTGAACCATGTTGTCCTGCTTTTTGAGCTTCATCAAGGTAGTGAAAATAGCTATAATCTGAGTCCCAGAAATCAGCAAAGTCAAATCCTCTTTCACCAGTTATATTACTACCAGCAGTAACTGCTTGATTAATGTCATAACTTACTTTGTAAATGGGAGAGTAATTCAAATAAAAGTAAAAATATCCAGGTATGTAATCTCTACCTGTATGATAACCTTCTAAACATCTTCTAGTCTCTTCATTCCAAAAGTTAAAGAAAGCTCTTGTACCTGCAATAGCTTTAGTATAAGCTCCTTCTTCTTTAAACTTTTGCCTAGCTGCTGTAAACTCTAATATATCTGCGTTAAACATTTGTTATATATCTATTATTCCTTTTTGGCCTTCTTCATTAGTAACTGCTTCTGTAGGACTTTCATCAAAAGATATTACATCTACTAATATATCTCCATTTATACGACAGTAACCTAAACCATTATTATTAGCATATCTAATAGCTTCTGTTAAAGAGCAAGCTGTTATGATGGGGCCATCCCAAGATTTTAATTCCATATCTTTAGGATCTAAAGCTCTTATAGTTGTTATATATTTATTTAATATCATGATTATTAATTAGTTATTTTTCAAAGAAACCAACTGACCCATCCCCCCTTATATTACCTTCTGCTTCCATTTGTTCTTTCCTTACTCTTTGTTCTAAGTCAGATATATCTTTTATGTTTTTAGGTAAATCTTTAGCCATAGTAAGAGTAGTACTAAATAATGTAACAAGATCAGGCAATTGACTAGAGTCTTTATTCTGTTTCATGTCTTTAATCTTAGTTTCTATACTTTCTCTAAGAAATTGTATAGTATCTACACAAGACTCTAGTGTCCTCTTCATCTCCTTAAGAGTTCTTTCTGAAACTGTTTCTTTTAAGCTAGAATACTTTAGCATAGCTTCTTTTACTAACTCATCAGGTTTCCATTTCTCTAATCCTAAGTCATCTATAATAGTTTCTTCTCTATCTGATTCAGGTATTCTTTGATAAGAGCTTTTAACATCACACATATGATAAACAAAACATAACTCTTTCATAGCATGTTTCTTATGTCTTCCATCATGATCACCTTTACTACCTTTATCACGTTCTATGATCTGTTTAAAGGCTTTTATCATCCTTACTTCAGGAGTAATTCTAATTACATTATTATCATCTACTTCAAATAGTATCATAAACTACCTTTCCATTTTATAGTTAAAGCGTCTTTTTCTTCTTTTGTATAACCTATAGTTGCTGTACGCATTGGCAATTGTTTTGTAGTACATTCTTTGTCAATCCAAGGGGCTAAAGCATGTGGACAAGACCCAAACATTTTATAACATGTTTGAAAATCAAGTGTGTTAATAAGTTTTGTAGTTACTAAATAATCTTTATTTTCCCATATGTCAACTGGCATTATATGCCAAATTCCTGAAGCAGCAGAATAATTTTCTCCTGTTTCTAAATCTTTTATATGAGTCATTATTACTTTTTTGCATCGGTTGTAAATATCAAGAGCATGAGGATGGTCATCTATTTCTCTAGAATCAGTGCACTGTATAAATGGTGTATTCATATGATACTGATTTTTACCTAATCCTTGAATAGTGTATATATCTATTACTTTCATTTTAGTGTAAGTAAATATTTAGTTTCGTCTATTAAGTTAAAGAATTCATCTAATATATTGTTTAAACCTGATGAATCTGGATGTCTAAGTTTAAGTTTTTCAATCAGTTTGTTAGCAGCTAATATAAGAGCATCAGAGTTATTAATGTTTAACTGTATAGTTTCTTTGTATGTCATTTTTACTCTACCAAAATATCCTTGATAGTTTTCAAGATATGTATCTGTTAACTCTAACCATTTAGTATAGAACTTATCTAATGCTTTATGTTCAGCATAACTAGTAGTTTCTAAATGTATTGTATGTGCTATATCTCTAATCCTAAATAGTTCAACTATCGGATTCATTGTTAGTTTCATTTCCATGTGTGAGCTCTTTTATTTCTTGTATGTGTTTTAAGTAGGTTTTAAACTCTTGTTCTTGAAACTCTTTTTTTATAGTTTCTATTCTTTCTTCTAACTCCCTAATCTTAGCTAGTGCTTCATCATATTGTAACCACTTTTTCTGATCCATCTTTAAGTTTATTTAGTTCTTCAAGTGCTTCATTCTTTTTACTTGATTTTATCATCCAGGTACCAAAGCTTTTAATCTTTACTTCTTCAAGGTTTGCAGCTTTGTGTAGTATGTAATTGTATTGAGCTTTTATAATCTTGCTAACTGTTGCTATACTAAGATTACATTTGTTAGCTGTATTTTCTATTGCTTCTTCTTTTAAATTGTCTACTTTATTCATTGTACTTGTATATAAAGTATGTAATATGCTCCTATTGTATAGTCAGCTCGGTAACTAACATTATGTCTCTTATACATGTTTTCAATGCCTATACCATATAGGATCATTTTGTCACATGAATCAAAGATGTACTCTATCATATATAGTTTATAATGTAAGTAATCTTTACTACAGATGTATTAGGTACTAAAAAGGGATTAAGGTAATATTGTTGTGATTCCTTATCTCTAAGGAAAGCTCCTTTTCTCTTTAGTTGACTAATAGTGTTAGTAAGATTATAGTTAGATTGTTTAAGTTTAGTTGCTATGATGGCCCTATTATTAGGTGATAATATACTTAATGTATTATCATTGTCTTGTAACTCACAAAAGGAGAGGAATACATCCCTCTCCTTTTTAGTAAGTTTAGCTACCCCATTTAAAGTCTCTAAAAAACCAGCCATATAGTCCTCTTTATCTAATGTGACTTCTAGAGTTCTTTCTTTCTTTCTCTCTTCCATAGTATTGGGTTAGTTTAATGCGTCTCCTGGTTTTATAAGTTGTGAAGTGTAAGCTAAGTCTCCACCAGGTTTAATTTCAGGATTTTCTGTAACATCTTCTTCTAAGAAGTTACAACCTTCATAAACTCCTATTAGTTGACTTTCTTTAAGTTGTACAAATAGTTTACCATCTATATCAAGTCTCCACATAGTTATGCTACCTACTGATACAAAGTTGATATAAGCTTTCATACCAGCTTTAGCAGTTTTACATTCAGGCCCTACAGCAATTATGTCTGCTATTGGTGCTACTTTAGGTTCTCCTATAAGAATACCAGATGAAGTTGTTGTTATGATATTAGGTCTTAACAATACTGTATCTGCTATAAGTTTAATGTTGTCTTGAATTTTTTGATACAGCTCAGAGCTGTATCCTTTAGTTTTTTCTGATAATTCTTTTTTTTGTTGTGGACTTAATGGTTTACTCATATTGTTTATATATTTGATTACAAAGGTAACATAATTTTTATTATGTAGTATAATTTTTATTATACTTTTCTATGTTCTTATGTATTTGCTCTGTTACATACCCATTAAGATAGGTATAAGCTTCTTCTGAATCTTCTGATAACTCCATACCTGTGTATCTCATAATAGCAAATGTAAGATGCAATACTTCATGTGCTAACATGTTATGCCATACAGGAGAATCAGGTATACGATCTATGTGTAATATTTGATGTCCTCCATAATTATGTACTATTCCATTATAGTTAGTATCATATTCTAGTATTTGTTCTTTAGCTTTCTTGTTAGGAATATGCTTATGTATCATTTCTTGAAAGAACTCTTTAGTACCAAAGTAACACAATATAGTTACTGGGTAAATAGGTACTTTAATCTTAAAATGTATGTTAGGTGTTTCTTTTTTCATTTTCTATAAGGGTTAATATTCCAATGTTACATAGTTTTAGTATAAGCTCATTGCAAGCTAAATCTTTAGTAGCTCTACTTATTCCTTCAACTAATCTTTGTGTTGAAAGTGTCTTTCCTTTAACATCATGTGTTTCTTTTATAAGCAAAGCTTTGTACATATTATTATGCTGCTTTATACGAGGTCTTATAACAGTGCTTTCTCCTTCTCTATATAGAGATAAGGTAGATATTTCTCCTAGTTCTTTGAACAAGTGTGTTACTAAAAAGTATAATTCTTCTTTATCTTTCATAAGTGATATAATGATTGTTTCTATTTTCTTTTATTTTAGCGGCTAAAAAATGTGTTGTGATACCCTCAAAGTCCCTAATGCTAGGATTATAAGCATTATTAACATGTTCTAAAGCTTCTTCTATACTTATTTTACTAAGCATCTTTTTCCATTCTCTTTCTCTGTATTTACTTTCTAAGTTACAGTATGCATAATACAAATCCCATTCATCTATGTTTGGTGAAATTCTTTGTATTACTGGAAGATGATTAGCATATATGGCTGTATGTGTTTTGGCAAACATATACATAATTACTTTGTCTGAGTTTTCATAAGTTACTTGTGCAAAATCTTCTATTACAAACATTTTTTTCTCCTGTCTCCATTAAATATTTTATTAGTGTTTACAAAGTATGTATGAATCCTGTCTTCTTTTAAGGCAATGTAATTCTTTTCTAACAATCCTCTTAAAGCTAATCTTACTGTAGATCCTGCTTGTATATTCATTTGTTTTTTACATCTATCTGCATCTATATATACCTCATCTGCTCCTTTAGACATTTCTAAGGCTATGTAAAGTACTAATTTTATCTCAGGTAAAGTAAAGTACATCATGTCTTCTAAAGTAGTTTTAAACAACTTTCTAAAGGGTAGAATATCCATATCAGATATAGGGTAACCTGTTTTAGAGTTTACAACACGTACTTCACCAGTAGATGCTGATACTACTTCTTCTATAGAAGCATTTTGTAACATCATGTTTTTATATATAATACCATCTCTGATGAAAGGATTAGTTTTATGTTTTTCAATTTCTCTTTTTGTTCTCATATGTTTTTACTATTTTATGCAAAGATAACAGACTTTTTGATGATTGCAAAAATAAAATGAGTAATTTGCGTCACAATATTACTTGAAACAGTAAGGGGTGAATAGCGTTACTTCTAATACATATATAAGTAGGGTAGAAGGAACACAAGTTAGATGTAAAATTCTAAAAATTTTTTTATATATAAAAAGTTGAGTATATGATAAGGGAGGTTAACCACCCAATCACAACACCCCCCACTCACCTTTGCAGGGAAACTCCCCCATCCCTGTTTAATAATCATTTAAATTTCGACAACTAAAATAAAACCTTATGACACTTATTGAATTTGTAAAATCACAAGATGCTGTCTCAGTATCTAAAGTAATTGGCCCAAATGGTGCATTCATTAGCTACACTAAAGCAGATGGAAGCAAACACACATTACCTGTAGGTAAACGTAGCCAAAATGGCACTATTGCTGAGTATCGCATACTTGTAGCTGAAGACACTAAGCAAGAGATTGCTACTGTTAACGAGTATGATGCTGTTGAAACTTTAACATTGTAATGTTATGGAAGAAAACACAGCAGCAGATGGAACATATTGGGGTGAATAATCACTCTTCCTGGCAAGGATTGTATGCGTAGAGAGCTTTACCAGTTGTGCCATTAAACAACTGGTTTTTATTAACCTTAAACAACTAATAACATGATAGTATCAATACTTATCCTTATAATAATAGTATTACTAATAGTATCAATATACTACTATAATGAATACAATTCAGTTCACTTGAAAGGACAAAGAGATATGTATAAGCAACAACTTGAAGATAGGAGGAATAACTTTGATAAAGAACTTGACGAGTTAAAAGAAAAAGTTAATGCATATACTAGTGAAGCAAATCCATTAGTTACAGCTTATAAAGAAATGGTTATTGAATTGAATCAAAAAATAGCTATTCAAGAAGCACATATTACTGATTTAACTGAAACATTAGATTTTTTAGATCCAGATGGAGACGGAAGAGAATTTGTTAAAACAGGTACTTATGACACAACTTTTAATGATACGGGTATTTGTGACATAAACATAGCTGATTCATTTAATGATACAACTAATTAACTCATAATAATAACTATTATGGATAATAATACATTTCTATTCTTATACTCGTTAGTAACATTTGCCTTCTTTGGATTTGTAGTATGGGTAAATACAAAAGATGATAAGAAATAGTAAATAGTTTTAGATAGAAAGGAAAATAATGATGATTTATTGAGAGTGATAAATGGCTGTAATGCTTGGTATCACTGGATCACAACCACCCATTTCATCAGTATTCTACTATTATCATTACTTCTCATTCTTACATCTCATATCTATACCACTTTTATCATTTCACACACTTAACAAACCAAACAATAACATGTCACAAAATGCAAACATAACAGATTTAATAGGTAAAACACTTGTTGAAATTAACAATTTAGATCATACATTAGTATTTCACTGCGCAACAGGAGAAATATATACTATGTTTCATAACCAAGATTGTTGTGAATCAGTATACATAGAAGATATAAACGGAGATTTGAATGAGTTACTTAATACTCCTATACTTGATGCTTATGAAACTAGTAATGATACACCTATGGAAAATACTAATCCAGAACTATGTCAATGGACATTCTATACTATTAGAACTGTAAAACAGACTGTAGTAATTAGATGGTATGGAACATCAAATGGTTATTATTCAGTAAGTGTAAACTTTGAGCATACAAATGCTTAATAACTTTTATCATCTCACACAACTGTTACATCATATCAACAATACTTTTAACAATACTTACATAGACCGTAGTAATATACCCTACCTTACAGGTGCACAAGCAGAGTTAATATTACTGCTCAAGGCAATACGTAAGCATATAGGTTTATAGGCATATAAACACACCTTCGTAGTATAAAGGTACAGTAGTTATACTTGAATTTATATTACTACAACTTATGTAAATAGATTAATATGGATGTATCAACTGACTCATAAAAATATAATTATGATTACAGGAATTTCAATTTAATCTTGGCTTGCAAGATCATATAATTGGTTAATACTATAGTTTATTCTATAGAATCTAGGTTCGAGTCCTAGTCTTGCAACTATAACTTATTAGGTATTTTAGGAGGGTACATTCATATAGTGTAATACTATATATACTGAGGCCACTACTAATAAGTTATTACTAATGCACCACAACATATTTCCCAAGGATATGCACTTGTAACAGGGTAGAAATACAAAAACACTTAAAATTACCTTAGAAGCCTTTAGTGTTAGTATTAGAATAGGCAACCTGAAGAGGTGAAGATATAATAAATTCATTGAGATATGAAGTTCTATCTTTAGACTACTGTTACAAGTGAGTGCAGAGGGAAAACAAATCATTTACAATTAAACAACACTACTATGGAAAGATTTAAAACATACTGTACAAATTGTGAAGAAATTACACAACATGTAGATAATGGTTATTGTATACAATGTGGAAAACATGCAGATAATTATACTAAAATACATCCTAATTTACCTAATGAAGTTAGTAACTTAGTTATTGGTATGATGAATATATTAGCAGATGGCATGGATATAGACTAATCAACACTATTATGACACAACAAGAAATAATATCTAAAATATTTAGTGCTTGTATATCAATAGAACAAGCTTGTATTGATTTTACATTATATAACTATAATGAGTGTATAGAACGTATTAGAAATAATATTGAGTTTCAAGCAGAGTTACTACAACAATTGAACATTAAAGAAATTGCTGGTGTGTGTGAGGAATGGATATTAACTGAGCACTAAGAAAGTTAATCAAGGCGATTGGGATTAACACTCAAATAGTGATAGGTGTTGATTGGTAACACATGCCAGCATTTTATTATCAGTAGTTTCTGATAAGGATTATCCCAAGTTTTACTAGTTGTACTTTAAACAACTAGTTTTATTATTTACATTAATACTAATATGACAACTAAAATACAAGACAAACCTAATTTCAATGATTTATTCTATTCAGAAAAAGATAAAACTCTGTTCTGGATATTGGGCTATACTACTTCTTTTAAAATCATTAAAGATAGTACAAGAGCATTCTGTTAAATATTTAACTTAAATGAAGATGATGTATCAATAGATTTTGTATCTAAAAGCACCAGGTATCAAAACATGATGTTTATATACTGTAAATCTGATGTATTAGCACACAAAGAAATATACAATCTTAAAGATTGGCACATGTATCAATGGATTAATTATTAAACTTATGCAATTTGAATACACTACAAGTAGATTAAAAACAGATGAATTACCTTTATCTATAATGAGCACTCTTAATAATATAAAAGGCATATCTTGTACAATGAGATGGACAGGACATTTTATTAAAACTTTAACAATTACTATCAATGAGGATGAAACTTCAGAAGAATATAAAGGAAAAACTGGCATTGTAAAGTTACAATCTTTAATAGAAAGTCATAAAACACCAACTAATACATTACCACCTGATTTTTAACAAAAATTAAATTTATGCAATTACAAATACCAATACCAGAAAAATACTCAGACTCTGTTGTTTTTAAAGTAATACAAGTTATTACAGAAACAGCCCGTGAGAAAAACATGCCTTTTTCAATAATTACTATAACTGAAGAAGGACAAGATAATTTTTTAATACTTATGCCAGATGGAATAACACCTGATATAATAGCTTACTTAGGTGTAGCTATAGGTATATCATTAGAAGTACATAGCAACAAAAAACATTTAACATTAACACCATGAAAATAAAACCAAAAAACTTGAAAGATTTAGACAGAGGCCCAGTTGATTGTGACAACCCTCAAATGATGATAGCTGCAAATCTACATCCGCCTTATTTAACTCTTAACAGAGCTATCTTTAGTAAAACTAAAGAAGAAAAAGAAGAGTTAAAAAAGCGTAAAAATCAACATCATGCATTTATGCGTACACATGGATATAGTCCAAGTAAATACTTAAATGTAGTAAGAAATAATGAAGGTAATGTTGTAAAACCTTCATAAAGCATATATGCGTTCTCATAATGTTTAAAAATACAAGACGTTGTAGCAACACCATAAGTACCAGAACGAAAATGGATGTACTACAGCGTCTTTAAAAACTTTTAAAAAAACAAAAACATGACAACACAAGCAGTAACACTTAGAACAGATTTGCAATCTAAGCTTGCAACTATTGATGAAAAGCTTAAAGCTATTAAAGCTACAGCAGATTCTCAATACAAAACTAATGGTGAATTTAGGTTTAACCCTTCATACACTGTAAACTCACCTATTTACATTCACAAAACTCAAGACTTGAAAATACTTATAAGTGCTTTGGGATATATAAACAAACAATCTCAAGCATACAATGAAACAGCTTCTAACATATTGAAACTTGATAGTTATCCTGTTTTTGAATGGCAAGGATACAGTTTTGATGCTTGGGAAAATGATATTCAAATTAGAGTTGCTATAGTAACTCAACATGATTTGATTAACAAACTTAAAACAGCCAAACAAAAACTTGAGCAATTTATGTCTGATGAAGACAGACTTGCCATTGCGTTGAAAGATGTAGATGCTTTGATTGGTTAAAAGTATTATACAGACGTGTATAAGTATGTGTAAGATTGGTGGCTTGCTTACATATTAATAAATTGTCACAACTGAAGCATGATAGATGATTATGCCCTGTAAGTCCTTTGGTTCACACACAGTAGGTTAAGCTGTGTTTATTTTAAACTTTAAAATTTTAAACAATTAATAACATGCCTTACAATTTTAAATCAATTACTCGCCAACTTAAACGAGGTAACCTTAAAAAAGAAGTAAAAATAGGATATGATGGTAAATATCTAATAATAATACTTCGTAGACATCGTATGGGTAAATACATTCCTTATTAATTTATAAATTATGATATATTATGAACCTAAACTATTATTTGATATAAGATCTACTATAGATACTACTATTAAAATAAGTAAAGACAATAATGAAGATGTATTATTTAAGTTTAATACTAAACTTATACTAGTAAATCAATATTCAAGAAAAGAAGATATATATAATTTGTATCATAATTCAAATCAAATACTTATAACAGATGTTGAACAATTAACATTTTAATTATTATATAAATTTTTTTAAACTTTAAAACCTTTAACAATATGTACAACTTAAAACATTATGGTGCAGCTCCTAAACAAGAGAATAGCACACCAAAAATAGACATTTTAAACATGCCAGCTAAACGTAGAAAAAGTAAAGCTAGTGACAAACGTGACTCTTTTACTATAGCTGGAATGCAAGCATTTTAAAGATACAAATAAGAGATATTGGTTCGAGCCCAATCTAGCCTTATTAAAGATAGGGCTGGTCGTAATAGCTGGTTAATACGCTTATTTAACAACATTATTAGTTTCTAGAGCTAATATAGACAGTTGCCTAAAGCAATTTTGTTTACACTTTGATTTATAGTGTGTCGTAAATAAATCTGGCTGTAACTACAGTATCAGGCGAAGTATAATGAGTCAAAAAGCTCAGAGGGTTAGGTTCGAGTCCTAATAGTTACACAATTTTAATTTTAAACATTATGGAACAAAAAGAACTTATAAATAAAATGTTAAATATAGTAGATGCTATTGATAGTAATATAAATATTGCTAGAAATACAGCTTCTATGCAAACAATAGATATTAAACTTAAAGCTGCGGATCAACAATGTGAACAATTAAAAGAATTAGTTCAACAGCTTAGACATCATCCAACTGATATATTTGAATCATAATTATGAGAAGAATATTATATAAAGGTAAACTAACTGTAGGTATTACAGTAAAATTACAATCTGTATGGATAGGATATTACTATTCAGAACTTAATAAAAGAGTATGTATTAATCTTATACCTTTTGTAACTATATGGATAGTAAGTAATAAAGGTAAAACACCAATTGAAACTAATAAATAAACAATATGAAAAACTTAATTTTAGCAATATTTATCCTTTCAGTAGGAGTATTCTTCTTATCTACAATACCTGCTCTTTTGGTATATGGGTATCATTATAAAGGAGAAGTATCTTTATTACAATTGATGTTATACTATTCTAGTCTTTTAATATGTTTAATACTAGGAATATATTTTACAGCAGTTGGAATAGTAAGTATAGATGATTCAATAGATAACTTATAACAATATGAAAACATTTTTTAAATTTTTACTTGTGTGGATTATACTAATGACTATAAGCTATTTATTAATGAGTCTTTTTCAAGGTACTATAAATGGGGCTTTATGGAAAGAGAGCACTAAGGGAGGATTTGGATTAATAGTTATATTATCATTTGTAATGAGCATAGGTATAACAATAAACACAGATGAATAACATGAAAAAACTAATACTAATATCAATACTAGTAATACTAGTAACAAGTTGTACTGAAACTAAGAACAGTTACAGTGATGTAAGTAATACTTCAGAAGAAGTAAAAAGACTTATACAATATCAAGATTATGATACTTTAATAGTATTACAAGCTAATGATACTTTATTCATTATGAATAATAATACTATAATTAAAGCGTTACCTGAAACATATAAAACAAGTAATTCTTTAGATACTTTTTTATTAATAGGTTTGCTTATTATTTTATTTTTCTTTATAGGATTAGGTTTAGGATTAAATGAAAATTAATGAAAATAGTAGTAATATCAGATACACATGGATTACATAGACAACTAGAGTTACCTGAAGCAGATATGATTATACATGCAGGTGATGAAAGCAGCTATCATAATCCGTATCTAAATGAAAAAGAGTGTAGAGACTTTTTAGATTGGTATTCTAAACTTGATTATAAGTATAAAATATTTGTACCAGGTAATCATAGTACTGCTATTGAAAAAGGGTTAATAACTAATCTTGAACTTTCTAAAATGGCTTTTAAATATTTGAATGGAAAGCTATCAAGTAGTTATTATACTTTAATAGATTGTGAAAATTCTATGACTATTATGGGATCACCTTATTCACTAGAGTTCTTTGATTGGGCTTATCAATTTAAAAAAAGTGAGGCAAAAGAATATTGGAATAGTATTATACCTGATAATATAGATATAGTTATAACACATGGGCCTTGTTATGGTATATTAGATAAAGTTAAATCTCCTAGACCTGGAGAAGATTCACATGTAGGAGATGTAGCTTTGCTTAATAGAATTAATGAAGTTAAGCCTAAATTCCATATATGTGGTCATATTCATGAAGGATATGGTATACATAAAGGAAAACACACTACGTTCATCAATGCTTCTGTAGTAAATGAAAGATATCAATTAACTAACAGACCTATAATAATAGAAATATAAACTTTCAATAGGTTTAATAAAAATACTGTTGGTTAGTTGCCAATAAGTTTGACATAATAGAACTAGTCTGGTTGGGAAATAGGACTAGTTTTTAAATAAACCTTAAACTAATATAAACCATGAAAAAATACGCATTAATATATCAACCTAATACAAAAAGTTACATAACAGTAGATATTAAGTTTTTAAATGAACATATTCATACTGTTAGAAAACTTAAACCTATTTGTATAGGGTTATTATGGGAAATAGAAAAAGCAAGTACTTGTACAAATGTGCTAAATAAAAGATTAGAACCTCATTCACCAACTAGTTTACCTATACAATGTAAAGTATATGGTGAACATAATTTAACAAAACGATGATGGATTACATTAGAGATAAATTTGTAGTAAAAGTAGTTTCACATTATGAGTTGGATAGTGTTTTACGATATTTAAGCAACTATAATAACTATAATTATTATAAAAGCATGAATTTTCGCAATCATAAAATGCCACTTTATGTATATATTCATGATAGAAATATTGGCTGTTTAGACTATGAACATAAACAGTTTATTAACTATACTACATATGATTATAAAGAGTTTTCACGTAAATTTATAAATGCTCCTAATCCTTTTAACTCTCAGAATTATGATTATGATTATGCAATAAAAAGTTTTACACCGCTTAATTCACAACGGTTAGGTGTAGGAGTTGGTACAGGTACATTAACAGATATAATAAAAAGTACAGCTTCTGTTATAAGTACAGCTAATGAAACAAAGCTTAAACATCCTAAAATAGATTTAATAAAAACAAACAATTTAATACAATTAAAATATGAGTGAAACAACAAACACAACAGAAACGTTCTTTGAAAGAATGTACAAAGCTAGCAAAGAAGCTGTAGATTTAATGAAACTGCCTTTTGTAATGAAAGCAGCTAAACGTAAAGTACAAGCAGCTTATGATTCAGCAGCAGAACAAAAAATAGATGCTGAAACTAAAGTTAATGAACTATGTGCTGATGTAAAGAACCTTAACATCAATGAAATATTAAAACAAAAGCAAATCATTAAAGATGCTGAAGTAACTGCTACAATGGTTAAAGAACTTTATAAAGAATTCTTTGACAAAGATTTAAAAATGGAGGATTAAGTATTAAATAATTAATATATGAAAAAAATACCTGATAAAATTATAGTAGAACTTATTTCTAAACTTGAATTTGAGATTGTGTGGAAGTATTTAACAACACTTAAAGAATTTGTACATACAATTAAACCTAATTTTGGTCCACTTTCTAAGTATATAAGAATTTCAATTAATAAGCCTATATATGGAAATAGAAATGTTGAAACAGCTACACACATAACTGGGTTTTATAATGAATGTCACACTTGGCCAGTAATATCATTTGAACAATTTAAAACTGAGTATATGGATCAAACTGTTTCTACTGTTAAACCAAATACAATGCCTGATAAAGTAATTGTAACAGGTATTACTCAAATAGCACTGTTTAATAAAATAGCTAGTGAAATATCTGGTAAAAACAAAACAGCTTATAATAACGCAATGAGAGTTGTATTTTCAAATACAGAAGTTTTTTTTGGTGATGAATCAGGTTATAGAGATAGTAATACGTATAATGATTACACATTCCTAACAGAATCAAAGTTTTTAGAGTTATATCAAAATAAACCTATATCAGATCCTAATAAAATAGTAATTACAGATGTAACAAATTGTGCACTTGTAAATAGTGTTATTAAAAAAGCATTTCCAAAAGTTACTTCTACAAAATTAAGTTATGTAGAATGTGTTATAGATGGTAATTATTGGGGTTATTGCAGTATTAAAGGATTTTGTGCTAAAAATAGTACTTATAATGATGGTACTTGGACATTTATGACTCAACAAGAGTTTGTAGATAAGTATGATAGTAAATCTTATGATTGGATGACAAATATTGGTACTGTAACATCTGCTACTGAATCACAAGAAAAAGTTGTAGATGTAGTATCTATGATGAAATTTAAACCTAAAACAAATGTAACTAGTTTATTAACTAGTTTTATTGACTAAAATTCCAAAAAAGTATACGTGTACAATTTAATTAATTAAAAAAAATGGCAAAAGACACCAAAAACAACTACGTAGAGCAATTTATCGCTCTAAACAAAAAAGATGATGCAAGAGATCTTAGCAAAGCTGCTGAAACAGCACAAAAAAATCTTGCAAAACAATTGAGGAGTTCATTTCTTAATGCACAATCACAATTAGAAGCTGCTCAAAATGAGCTAGAAGCTAGGCAAGAAAAACTTGAAAACTCGTATTATACAAGTAATGTGAATTTGACAAGTATAATTACTGCTCATCAAGATGTAGAACAAAGTGCAGAAACTGTAGAAGCATGTGAAGCCGCTAAAAAACGTCTTTATAACATTGCTGAAGTAGTAGGTATCAACATTGAATCTACTATCTAGTATTTAAATTTCCCTAATATACTAAAGTCATAATATAGAGTCTCATTGAGTTGAGGTAGAAGCTTTTATGGGAATTTTGGCTTCTATCTTGACTTTTTTATTTTAAACAAGTTTAACAAATTTAACAAACAAAATCATGCAAAAAATCACAAGCACAGAAGACATTAAAAATCTTCAAACTCAAACCTTAGTAGTAACCAATGTTTCAGAAATTAAAACTGAAACTACACGTAAAGATGGAAAACCTTCTCGTGAGTATTTTACAGTATCTGTAAGGGATATTGTTAATATTATGGATGACAAAGCTATTCAAAAACGTACTGTATTTCAAAGTTATAACTCTAACAATGAACCTGAATGGAAAATTAATCCAGCAGATGTAGTTAAAGGTGTACAAATGCCTGGTGCTATTGTAAACTTTGAAACAGAACCTTACTTTATCAAATCTGATAATGGTAAAGAACTTCATGAAACTACTGGAGAAGTAGGTAATTATGTAACTGGGTACAAAACATTTTTGTTGCCTAGTGAAATGGCCAGTGAGAATGCAGCACTAGCAGTGCTTAAACAAAGTGGTAAAACACTTAAAGGCATGACTCAAACTGCGACTGTAAGAGAACCTGCTGTAGTAGCAGAACCTGTTACAGAAGATGAAACATTCTAATATATAGGGGAGTATATCTCCCCTTTTTTTATTCTTTAATATATAACAATGAATAAGACAGATACATTTAATAAACTTTATAGTTCTATAAGCTCTATTACAAGAGAAGATCAAATACCTAGTGTATATAGATGTATAGAATTATTTAAAATACAGCATAAAGATGAATCTTCATACAAGATTTTACTGAATAATTTACTTGTTAAAGAGGCTGCTTTAGAAGCTGAATTAGAACTCATTCATTAAAAACTAAAATCATGACCACACAACAAAGAGAACCTGCTGTAACTAATCCTGAACATTTTGAATATGTTTATTATGTTAATAAAGTAAAACACACAAAATTACTAAAAGATATGAGCTCTGAAGAGCTAATTAAAATTTATCGTAGCTTACAAGGCAGAGAAAAGAACTACAGTAAACAACAAAAAGATTGTAGTACTAAAATTAAAAAGCTTAATACTGTCATGAATAACGTATTAGAAGTTATGGAAGACATTAGAAAACTTGATGTTGAACAAGAACTTAAAACATTTTTAAAGAATAAAAAAACTGCCCTCTCTGAGCAACATGATATAGCTAAAGAGAAATCTGTAGCATAGGTTTTTCATGTAACCTTTAGTGAAAGAGAGGGTTAGATAGAGACTAAAGTGAAGTAATTCATGAATTGGTGGTAAAATGATGAGTTTTTGAAGGTTTTATTTTTTCATTATTTATCTTTCTAGTTCGAGTCTAGAAGTCTCTACAAATTAATTTAATAAAACAATGAGTAATAAAAACAATTACAGATCTGTAGACTTTTTAAACCCCATTACAAGTGATTATTCTAGTACTATAAGTGTCATGGTATATGATGATGGTTATAAAGGAGATGAAACAGACTATAACTATGAAATTAGAATAAGTGATTGTAATGAAACAGTTAAGTTGCATGGAGATTTAAGTACTATAGAAAAATATGAAGATGCTTTGTATAAAATCAAAGTAATAGAAGATAGTCTTAAAGCTATGAAAGCTTTTATGAAGTCTACAGTCAAAAAGACTATAAAAAAATCAAAATAATAATTTAGTGAAACAAATTATACGTAATATAAAAATCAATATAGAAACTATTACATGGTGTATATGTTTCTATTCAATACTAATAATACTAATAAATATACTAAAATGATAACTAAAGAACAACTTGTACCTGTAATGTATAAAGTTTTTAACACAGACATTGTTATTCCTTTTGATTTTATAGAAAGCAATAAATGGGGTGTGATAAAAGAAACTGATGATTTAGCTGAGTATTTAACCTTAGATGGTAAATGGAGTGATGAAGATACTGATGAAGCATTTATATTTAATTCATTAGAAAAGGCATTAGAAGCACTTAACAAAGTTTTAACACCTGTATTACCTGGTAACATAGATATTATAGGAGATGGTGTATCATAACAATATTTAAGTAGGGATACTTATACTCACTTAGTTCTTGCCGTATTATTTTAAAAGAGGCTCTCTAATGTTAGTGAGGTTAGAGAGATATGGGAGTATAATTCAATTGGTAGAAATTTAGTCTCCAAAACTAAAAGTATAGGTTCAAGTCCTATTGCTCCTGCAAATTGTAGGGATACAAATACTGGTTATAAGTTGTTATTGTTATTTTTTAATGATAGCTCCATATCATAAATACTATTGGATAACCAGGGTAGTATTTTTATTAAACAACTTATGAAAGATTTTGAAAAAATATTAGCCTTTAGAGAAATTCATACAAGGGAATGGGCTGTTTACAAATCTGATTTTGTTATAAATCAATGTTGCTTAAATTTATTATTACCTAGTAGTATATTTGAGTTTTATGAAACAGGTAAAGATTCTGAAGGTTATGAATGGACTACTATAGCCGTAAAAAGAAAAATGTTTAAATGAGTCAATTATACGATAAAAATATAAGTAAAAGCTTAATGAATTGGTTAGCTTTAAGTAAAGAAGCATCTCTTGAACATTATAAGCAATTTTTTACAAAACAAACAATAAATTTTAATCAAAATTTATTTATTCCAACATCAGCATTAAGAATTGAAATACATTTGTCTTGGATGACATGCTCATACAATAATTATGATAAATATTATGGAAACAGAACGTAGAGTAAAATTAAATAAGAATGTAGAGCCTAATACTAATAAACAAATAGTATGGCAAACTATAGAGAAAATAGGTTACTTCTGTAATGCTAAAAAAATTATGTTACAACTTAAAGAAGATGGTGTAATGTTAGATAAAAATCAATTATCTAATATACTTGGTACTCTTAAACAAGGTGGTAAAATAATACCTATTGCTATAAATGGTAACATTAAAGCTACTCATTGGGGTATGTTTAACTGGTTTAATAATGGCAAACCTAAAGAACAATATTATAAGATATGAATTTTCATATAGAAAAAAAAGTTAAAACTAAGAAAATGCATAAATGTTATTTATGCGCTAAGTTTATTTCTATAGGTAAACCTGCTATGAAGATGGTAGGTAATTATAGTGGTGATTTTTATAGTTATTATATGGATCTTGTATGTTATGAAATAGCTTCTTTATTATATGATCCTGATAATGATTATTTTGAATATGGATCTTTAGATGATCTTATGAGAGACTTTTCTCTTAGTTGTACAGATAAAATAGAATACTTAAAATTGTTAAAAAAAGAATGTATTAACTTAAGAAAGTTATGAATAAAGACATTGAAAAAATTTTTGAAACAAGAAAAATATTATATCAATATAAAACTCGAAAAAGTTTTCTGAAAGAAACTTATAATGAATTAGATATAAATCCTAACAGTATATATAATTATAAAGTTACTATTAATAATATACTTACTTTAAACAGATCAAATTTGTTTTTACCTAGTTCAATATTTTATTTTAAAGATACAGTTAATATTTATTATTCTACTGATAAAAATAGTAGAAGTTTAGAACTTAAAATAAAAATTTTATGAAAAGCAAAATAGCCCAAAAAATACTTGATGATCTTGAAAAAGAATCTTGGTGGTATAGGTTAAAAATTAAACTAAGAGTTGAAATGCTTGTACTTAGTTGTATGGGATTTAAAAAATATTTTACAAGTAAACTTAAAAGAAAATGATCATAGCAATAACAGCAAACAATAACTCAGTTGGTAAGTCAACTGTAGCACAAATAATACATTGGTTTTTGTATCAAAAAGAATGGGAAGAAGAATATGATGAAGAAATAGTAGTAAACTGGCTAACTGAGAAAAAGGCAAATTCTATTTTTTCTTGGGATATTGTTAAGTTTAGTGAGCCTCCAGCAAATATATATTTTGATATAACTGGACTAGATTATCATGATTTATCTAGAAGAGATAAAGAAAAGGAAAGACCCAGGTTTATAGAGTTCTGTGAGCAATGTAAAAACATATTTGGCAATGATGTATGGGTTAAAGCTTTATTTGATAATTACACCAAAGATGATAATTGGATAATAGATGATTTAAGGTTTCCAGTAGAGTTAGACAGAATTAAACAAGAAGAACATTTTATAATAGGTATAGTTAAAAATGAAGGTGAGCAATTAAATTTACTTTGTGATGTAATTATTGTAAATAGTGGAACTCTATTAGACTTGTGTAAAGCTGTAAAAAAAGTATTGATATGGAAAAATTTGATATAATAAATAGGATGATATATCGTACTAGTTATAATCCTTCTTATCTTACACCTGAATTAGCTATTTATTTTAAAAGTAAATTTATAGATGTACGTTTACACTATTGTTATCAAAACACAATAAATCTTTTTATACCCAATACTAAAAGCGAATTTAAAATTCTTAGTACACAAATTTTAGATCTTACAATAAAATAACATGAACATAAAAACAGGAAACATTTACTTAGATGTAAATAATGATGAGCTATTTATATTAGCTGATCTTAGAGGAAATATAGTAACACTGATTTCATTAGAAACTGGTAAAAACAGAGTAGATGTGCCAGTAGTAGATACTACTAATATTACACCAGAAGAATTTGCTATTATATGCAGTGAAGATCCTTTTATATTACAAAAGAAACCTTTAATACTAGAATTATCATGACAGATTTTTACATAACAGTAATAAGTATAGCAGCTTTATTTACACTTGTTGTACTTATAGCTATAATTACACATGATGATAACAATCACACAGGAGGGTTAAGTGGGTAGTAAGTCTCTCTTTAAGAATGACATTATTCAGCAAATGATGTCAAAAAATTTGTTAAGTGCACAAGCTTATCGTTATTATATATTTAAACGTTTTGTATGGATACCTAATAGACTTAATCTTTATTTACCTATTAAACTAATTAAACAATGAAAATATTAATAATAATATTAGCAGCAATACTAACTATGTCTTTATGTGGGCAAACAAGTTATAAAAGCCGTTTAGAAACAGATACTATGCAAGTGTTTAAAGTATCTGATTCATTAAATAAAAATAGTGTAGTTAAAGTTGAAATACCTTACAATAAAGGTACTTATTATAAAACTGTAGGAGAAGGTAAGAATAAAACAATCATTAAAATAGTAGTACAATGAATTGGATAACAAAATTGTTTTTGCCTAATGATTGGAAATTAATATATAGTACATATAATAGTTGGTCAACTTTCTATGGAACTATATATTACGAAGGAAAACAAGCTCCAGAAGTTAAAAATTGTTTTTATCATATTTATTATTCTAATAGTAGAAACAAATTTAAGATTATTGTATTAGGGTTTAGACCTAAAAAACATAGTCATTATAATGTAGTATTACAAAAGTTACTGGAACTTGAATCGCAAACTAATATAAAAAACAATGAATAAATTAATGAACAGTTTTGTACAAAGAGCTATGATAAAAGATGAATTACCTGATGGTAGTTATATATCTTTTATCTTTGATAAACCACAATTATTTTATCCTTGTTCTTTATTTATACCTAAGTATTACATAACTACAAACGTTTTAGGAATACATATAAAACCTAATTTAAAAACATGTTAGTAGAAGACTTGAAAAATGAGTTGTATAAAAGAGATATAATGACTTTTAGTAAACATTATCCTCAATGTTATGAACAGTTAGGTTATACATCTATTATTACGTTACTTACAAAAGATTATTTAGCAAGAAAGGCTACTGAAAATTTATTTTTACCTAGTTCTATAATAGGATATTATTATAAGGAACATTATAAAGATCCAGCTTTTGTATACCTTATACCTCATTGTAGCATATTCAATTACCCAACTTTAAAAAAGCATAATGGAAGAAGTATATTTAATAACAGAAGAATTTCAAATTGTAAAGTGTAACATGAATCCTTTTATACTAGGAGGACAAACATATTATGCTCACCCTAGCCCAGATGCTTATCCTACATTTATCACCCATCAAATAGGTAATAAAATATTTAAAAAGAAAGCAGAAGCTTATACACAAAGAAATAAACTAGTAAATGCTCAAATAGCTAAGTATGAACTCGAAATTGAAAGATTAAAAAACATGATATGAATTTAAAAGTAACAAATGAAAATTATTGTGCTACTATAGTTAAAGTACACAATATAGTTAAACTTGATAATTGTGATAATGTAGTAGGATTTCCTATATATGGTTATCAAGCTATAGTAAGCAAAGATACTCAAATAGGTGACTTAGGCATATTGTTTACTGCTGAAGTACAGCTATCAGAAGAGTATTGCAAACAGAATAATCTGTTCAGACACAGTAACCTAAACATTGATACAACTCAAAAAGGTTACATAGAAGATAACAGAAGAGTAAAAGCTGTAAAATTTAGAGGTCATACTTCTTCTGCTTTATTTATGCCATTAAGCTCACTTATGTATATATTTGCTGCTTCTCCTGAAAATATTAATTCTTTATTTAAAGAAGGTGATAGCTTTAATGAAATTGAAGGAATAGAAATATGTAAAAAGTATGTAATCAAAGTACCTAGGGAAAAAGGTGAGCAAAAAGCTAGAAATATTACTGAATCATTAGTAGAAAGTAAAGTGTTTCCACAACACTTTGAAACTGATAACTATCATAAAAATGTAAACAAATATCAAAATGATGATACTGTAATAATTACTCAAAAGATACATGGTACATCAGCTAGATTTGGTAAAGTATTGTTTAAAAGGCAATTAACTATTATAGAAAGAATACTTAAGTGGTTAGGAGTAAAAGTACAAACTCATGAATATGATTATGTATGTGGTAGTAGAAGAGTAATTAAAGATACTGTGGGTAAACCCAGTTTTTATGAAACTGATGTATGGGCTCAACATCTTGAACTGATTAAGCATGTAATACCAGAGGACTATATTCTATATGGTGAAATAGTGGGATATGCAGGTGATAAAGCTATTCAAGGAGGTTACTCTTATGGATATAGTCAAGGTAATTCAGAGTTGTACATATACAGGATAGCTATAGTTAATAATCATGGTATAGCTTGTGATTTAAGTTGGGAACAGGTAAAAGAGTTTTGCAATACTAATGCTTTAAAATATGTACCTGAACTATGGCAAGGTAAACATAAAGGCTTTGATATAGAGTTATATAAAGAAAAGATATTATCAGAGATTAACCCTGATTGTTTACCTGTAGATAAAGGTTCACCTGAAGAAGGTATTTGTATTAGAAAAGATGGTATAATACCTTATGTTACTAAAGCTAAAAATTCAAGTTTTCTTCATATGGAAACAGCACAATTAGATAAAGGTGAAGCAGATACAGAATCACAAGAGTCACAACAACAAGCTTAATAATTACTAATATGTTTAAATTATTTAAAAAAAATACAACTGTAACTGAAGAGGCAGAGCTTTTAGAAGTTCCTGAACAAGTTATAAATACTAAAGAGTTGATAGAACAGATTCATTCTGAATTTAATATAGCAGGTGAGTTGTTACTAAAATCTGCTAAAGAGACTATAAATAGATGTAATGTTGTAAATATAGATAAAGGTGAGAGGTTAGCTAAACTAGGATTTAGTCAAACTGCTGAAGCACAAACAGCAGTTAAAGCTAAAAATGATAGAGATATAGCACAAGAAAAAGCTAGATCAATAGAGTACTTTTCTATACATTACCCTAATAATAAGTTTATAGATGAAGAAGCTGTAAATAGAATATGTAAGAAATATAATTTAGTACAAGGAAAACTATCAGCTTATAAAGGATTTGTCCCAGAGAAAAATCTTACTGATATAGAAGCTTTTAAACTTAAAACGGAAGATTACAAATATTTAAAAGTTTATTATGGTTATAGTAGCTTTGTAGGCTCTTATGAGAATATAACCGAAATCAATAAACGTGAGTATGATAGGTACACTGATAGATCTAATCCTATGTATAATCATAGTGATCGTAATGAAACATTTGAAATACAAAAAGAAAAGTTTTCTATATGTGCTCCTATAAGAGATATGAAGTTAGAGGATAACGAAGAAGTAAAAAATTATAAAATAGTAGCTAAACATATACCTGATCCTGTAGTATTACAAGCTGTTAAAGGAGGTTACCTTATAGTAACAGCATGGGGAGATGAGGCAAGCGATGATGAAATAGTGAATCATAAAATGAATTAACAATATTACTGAAAAAGGGTTAGTAGTAAGTAAAAGATCTTATAAGTGTAAACAAGTAACCTTGAGGGAGCATAAACCCAAGACCCAAAGAACTATTTATGACAATGGAGATGAGATTTGCAATATCATCAGTTCTGTTTAGCTTTAGTTTACACTTTTCATGTTAGATCTTCTAGAGATAATAAATGATGATCAAACTCCCAGTGACAGTTACGACATAGTTGTATTATATTACTGGGGGAATTGACATCTTTAATTTTGTCAGTAGGAAGAAAATCTTTAATAGGTTTAATATGACATAGTTCTACATGTTTATCATAAGCGCAGTTAGCACAAGGTTGTTTAAGAAGTTCTTTGTGTTGTGATCTTCCTAATCCTCTTATATGAGCATTTTTACTAGACATGTGTAAATTTTTTAAAGAAGGTTTATTCCAATAATCCTCTAAAGTATTTTCAGCAGATTTGTGCAAAAATCTATCAGCATGATAAGCTTCCTTGCAAGGAAGGCATAAAGCATCTTTGTATGAAGCAGCTAAATTTTCACATCTTCTACATTTTCTAGTAAGTGTTCTTTTAGGAAAATGTTTACCTGTATAAATTGCAGAACAGCTACTAGAACAAAATTTAGGATTCTTTGTAAGAATTCCACAAGTTTCACATGGTTTAGGAGGAGGCAATGCTTTACAAGGTCTACATAGAACTTTAGTTTTATCTACAGCTCTAGAATGCATTTCTTTACCACAAGAACTGCATGTAGCGTTAATGGCTTTTGGTTTTCTCATATACAAAGATACTTAAAAAGACTCGAACTTGAACCTGTAGTGTAATGAACAGCACGGATTTCTTCTAAAAATCAAGAGGATTAGGGTTTGATTCCCCCCAGGTTTACTAATTTAAAATATATGAGATTACATAAACATTTAGTAAATAATAGACAAATATATAAATCTTTATCGGGAATACTAGATACATCTTATAATCTATTTTTACCGCATACTATATTTGAAATTCAACATCATTATTGGACTCCCGTAAATAGTTATATAAGAATAAGAGTTAAGCCATTAATAGATAGAAAATATGGACATATATAAACAAGAAGAAGTATGGGATAAATTAGATACTATATTTGATTTTGGGAACAAAAGTGTATATTTTGATTCAGAAAAAGCTGAACATTGTAAGAAGCATTTGATTGAACGTTTAAGTTCTAATATGTTTATACCTAAAACTATACTTTCATTTTATGAATACAAAGTTTATCCATCAACGTATCATAAACATGATAATGTCTGTTATCTTAAGTTGAATAGAAAAGCAATGATAAATTGGTAATATGGGACTACATTTAGAAATTGAAAAAAGGAGATTAAATGAAACATGAAGTACTAATAGTATTAGAAAATGATGAAATGACAAATAACTTTTTATCTTGGATACAAGAATGGGATGCTTTTCATAGTTTAAAATACTTATGTAATCAAGATCTTAATATTGATATAGAAGAAGGTAATCCAGTTAAAGTTAGTCCTAATAAAGTAATATACATTACTAGTGAAAAAGAGGTAAATAATGAATGACAGAAGAGTATGGGTATATGATATTGAAACACTTAAAAGTTGTTTTACATATACAGCTATAAACATAGACACTGAAGAAATAGTTCAATATGTAATACATAAAGATAGGGATAATATAGTTGAATTGCTTAATCATTTAAACAATTGTAAAGGTCAAATAGGGTATAATAATCTTGCGTTTGATTATCCTGTAATACATTATTTTTTAGATAATACTATATTTCAAGATGGACTTACATCTGGATGGGATGATTTTACATCTGAAGAAATATGTAGATTATTGTATAAAAAAGCTCAACAACTTATAGATGATCAAAGTGTATTTGGTACAGCTATAAAAGCTAAAGAAGTAAAAATACCTCAATTAGATTTGTTTAAAATACATCATTTTAATAATCCTGCTAGATCTTGTAATTTAAAACAATTAGAAATAGCTATGGATTTACCAAAAGTAGTAGATATGCCTATACATCATAGTAAAGCTAATATTACTTTAGAAGAGGTTGATGTCATTTTAGAATATAATTATTGGGATGTATATTCCACTTTGCAGTTTTACAAATTGTCTTTAGACAAAATTCAGTTAAGAAAAGAAATAAAAGCTAAATATAAATTACCTTGTACTAATTATAGTGATACTAAAATAGGTGAACAATTAGCATTAAACTTGTATTGTAGTAAATTAGACTTAAATCCATATGATGTAAAAGAATGGAGAACCCACAGACATGAAATAAAAATGAGTGAATGTGTGTTTAATTACATAAACTTTACTACACCTGTATTTATTAACTTGTTAGAAAAAATTAAAAATATAGTTATAGTAGATACTAAAAAATCTGTAGATGAAAAAGTTATTTATAAAGGATATGTATTCTATTATGGTACTGGAGGCATTCATCAATCACATACACCTGGTATATATGAAGCTGATGATGAACATGTCATATTAGATATTGATGTAGGTAGCCTATATCCTTCTATAGCTGTTAAAAATAAACTATATCCAGAACATCTTGGTGAAGAATTTTATGAAATATATGAAGATATACTTAATCAAAGATTAGAAGCTAAGAAGAGAAAGGATATGGTTATCTCTAATGCTTTGAAATTGAGTCTCAATAGTATATATGGCAAGTCTAATAGTGCTAATAGCTTTTTGTATGATAGTAAATATACTATTACTACAACCGTTAATGGAGAATTATTGATGACTATGTTGATAGAGAAACTACTTGAAATAAATTTAACTTTATTACAATCAAATACTGATGGTGTAACACTTAAAATTAAAAAGGTAGATTTAGACAATTGTTTTAGGATATGTAAAGAATGGGAAACTAAAACTCAATTACAACTAGAATATGCAGAGTACTCTAAGATGATCATAAGAGACGTTATTTGTTAGCGTCTTAACCTGGTGAACTGCTGGAAACCTAAGTCTTAATTGATATGGCAATCAGCATCCAAGCCCTGTAGTTTATAGGGAAGGTTCAGAGACTATCGAAATCACATCTTTATTAAAGGTGGAAGAAAGTAGAGTACACTTAAATAAGTGGAAGTGCCAGGTAATTATTAACTTTTTTATGTTTAGTTAATAACTATATTACTATATTTGTAGTAATGATAGTAAACATAAAACACAAAAATATATCAGGGATTTACTGTATTAGAAATATAGTAAACGGTAAGGTTTATATAGGTAAATCCAAAAACATCTGGAATAGAATTCATGGGCATGTATCTTCTTTAAGAATTGGTAATAAAAAACATGAAAACAGTTATATACAAGCTGCTTGGAACAAGTATGGAGAAAACAATTTTGAATATTTTATTTTAGAGTATATCTCTTGGCAAGATGAAGCTAAAATGAAGAAACAAGAAATGTTTTGGATGAAACTATATAAATCTACTAACAGAGAACATGGATATAACTTAAGGCAAGATTCAGACAGCAATATGATTGTTCATTCAGACACTTCTAAAAAGATCTCAGAAAGACTTAAAAAAGAATGGAAAAATGGAGTAAGGGATCAACATGGTGAAAAACTTTCAGAAGCTTGGAAAAGAGCTAGTCCTGAAAGAAGACTTAAGCAATCAGAATGGTTTACATTATATAAAACTAAATATATGTATAACTTGTATACTCTAGACGGAGTGTTTGTATCTTATTGTAATTATAAGTATTTAAAAGAAATTAACATACATGGGGTACAACATAAATTTGCTAAGTATAAAATGGATCTTGTAAGATTTAAAGAATTTTTTGTGAAAAGAGTAATAATTAAAGATATAGTCCGATCCTCAGAGAAATTTGAGTAACACATGTAACAATTACATGTCCTTAAAAATAGACGGTAGTATAAAATATAAAGGTTGTTTTAAACCTAATGAACAACTTAGAAAAGATGAAGAGTGGCATAAGGATTTTTCATTTAACATAGTTAAAATAGCTCTATCAGAGTACTTTATAAATAATGTGCCAATAGAACAAACTATTCATAATCATCAAAACATATACGATTTTTGTGGTAGACAAAAGTTTAAAGGTGACTCACAAGGAGAAACACATGAAATAGAGTATGATTATACTAACAATCCTTATACTAAGATAACTAAACAACAGAAGAATGTAAGGTATTACATAAGTAACAGAGGTTGTGTATTTGTTAAAAAATATAGTAAAGGAACTACTGAACTTATTAATAAAGGTTTTAAAGTAACTATATTTAATACATATATAGAAAAGCCTATAAAAGATTACGATATTGATATGAGCTTTTACATTAAAGAATGTTACAAGATTATAGATATTATTAAACCAAAACAAACAACTATGTTTTAATTATGAAAGAAATATATACATACATTCAATCTCAAATAGACACTAATCAATTCTTTTCAGGTGCTGTAATAGGAGGTACAATATTAGGATTATTGAATAGTCTTAAAAAAGTTCCTGGCATAATGTTGGGATTTATCTGGAATAAACTATTTGTTACTATAAAAATAGATATTACAGATAATCTATATAAGTATACTAAAGAATGGATTAGTACTCTTGAACTAAAATCACTAGAAAAGAAATTTCAATTATTTACTATAGAAACTTATAATCATGAGAAAAAAAGTTACGAATATAAAAGCACTCTTTTTCCTTCTTCTAATATTTATTTGTGTAAAGTAAATGGTAAAACATTGTTTATAGGGAGTAATAGAAATGAACCTAGTACTACTGATGCTGGAATACTTAGTACTATAGTATATGAGACTGTTACTATAAGGTATTTTATATGGAATACAGATATGAAGTATAAAATACTTGGTATCATAGAAAATATGAGAGATGCTAAAAAAGAAACAGGAATTCAAGTATATACTTTAGGGTCTTCTGGATGGGAAGAAAGCTTTACTATTAAACACAAGTCTATAGATACAGTTATTACCGATAATAACTTAGATATTATTATAGCAGATATAGATAAATTTAGTAAAGCTGAAAACTGGTATATAACTAATGGTATTCCTTATAAAAGGGGATATTTACTATATGGATTGCCAGGTACAGGTAAAACTTCTACTGTTCATGCAATAGCCTCAAAATATAAAAGAAATGTTTATTTTGTAAGTATTAATAGTAGTTTTAAAGATACAACAGTTATCGAGTTGTTGTCTACAGTAAAAGATAACTCTATAATATTATTTGAAGATATAGACAGGTATATAGACTCAGATAAAAATGAATTTTCTATAATGCCTATACTTAGTTCTATGGATGGTATATTGGCTAGACATAATGTTTTAATATTTATTACAACTAATGATATATCTAAAATAGATGAAGCATTATTTAGACCTGGTAGAATAGATGTAAAGTTAGAATACAAGTATTGTTCTAAACATCAAGTGGAGAAGCTATATAAATTATTTTATGACACTGATGAGAAAGTAAATGAATTTATTAATAAAGTAGAAGAATACAAATATTCTCCCGCCTTTATTAGAGAATATTTTATACAAAATAATACAATAGAAGAATGTATTAACAATTGGAGTAATATAATAAGCAGTTATGAAAATAAAACCTAATATGGAAAGAGTTGATACTCTTATAAACAGAAGACTATTAGATGAAGATTGGGGAGTTGCAACTACTGGTATATGGTATTGTAAAAAACAGAGTTGTCAAACATATGAAAACACACTTCCTTTAAATATTTTTATCCTTCAAAGTATAAATCATTTTATCGGTGAAAGTGAATCATTTCCTGAATTTCATGTTAAATATATGATAATATGAAAAAAATCTCATATGATTACCCAGAAGTAAGAGGTAACTTAATAATGGCTAAAGAGTTAGTAGATAGACAAATGGCACACAGTAATTATAGATTAGGTGTTAATGGAGAGTGTATACTTAGTTGTATACCTTTTCCAATGTTAAGACATTTGTTTTTAACTAATAAAATACTAATACCATCAGGTATAATTTATCATACTTGGAGAGGTTCTGAAATGATATACAAATTAAAATGAAAGATCAATTTATTAAAAGACAAATACTGTTGTATCATTTGTTCAGACATGAAGGAAAGGTTTGGATATGGGATACAGATTATAACTGGCCTTCTGATTCTTCTTGTTTTAGTCTCTTCTTACCGCATAGTTTATTTACTTGGGTAGATAATGATGATTTATCAATTTTATGGCAAATAAAATGACAAGTAGTGAAAAAGGAAAGTTGTGGCAGAATAGAGGTATAATTAGAAAAATGTGTGAAATGCCTGATTACACTAGTGAACTATTACATATATCTTATGATAAGATTACGATAATTAACTATAATACACAAGCACTATTTTTACCAAGTTCTACCTTTGCTATAAGACGTAGAAAAACTACTAAAACTTATTATATTGAAATACTATGACGAGAGATGAAAAACAAGATGGTATTATAGCTAAGTGGTTGAATATGGGGGGATTAGGGTCAGTCATAGCAAGCACTGGTTTTGGTAAAAGTTATTTATTAAATAAAGTTGCTAAAAGAAAGTTAACTAAGTTTCCTGATGCTGTCATTCATTATATAGTTCACAGCAAAGTAATGAAAAAACAAGTAGAAGCTCAAGTAGATTCAAAAGTAGAAGTATTTATTATCAATAGTTACATTAAGAAACAAAGAGAATGTGACTTACTTCTTGTAGATGAATGTGATTTAATGGCTGCTACTACTTTTAGTAAGATCTTTAAAGTTTCCAAATACAAACATATACTTTGTGCTACTGCTAGTTTAGAAAGAAAAGATGGTAAACATATTTTGATTCAAAAATATGCTCCTGTTATAGACAATATAGGTTTTAAAGAATGTTTAGAAAATGGTTGGATATGTGACTTTGAAATCAAAAATATAGCTGTAGAAAGACCTTTAGCATATGAACTACTTGATAATAGTTTTAGGAGAGATTTTGCATATTTCCATGATGATTTGGATATAGTATTTTCTTGTATGGGGTATCCTGGGGCTAAAGAGTTTTTAAGACAAACTAATCTAGACAACACTGTAGGTGAAGTTATAGGCATAGCCAAAAGATGTAGACAAAACATGCAAGATAGAAATGAGTTAATATATGAATGTGATGAAAAGTTACAAATGGCTAAACAGTTAATACTGGATAATCCTGATAAAAAGATTATTACATTTTCTATGTCTAAAAAGTTTGCCAATACTCTTACTGAAATGATACCTGGTAGTATATGTATAGATTCTGATATGACTGATAAAGTTAGAAATAAACTTATACAAGAGTTTCAAGAAGGTAAACATAGAGTACTTAATTCTATTAAAATATTTGAAAGAGGATTTGATGCCCCTGAAGTAGATATGGGAATAGTGTGTTCTACAACTTCAGTAGATAGACGTGCTAAACAAGTAATAGGTCGTATGCTTAGATATGTATTTGGTAAAAAAGCTATAATATATTTTTTATACCTTAAGGAAACTAAAGAAAAATGGACACTAATGAATGCTCAGAAAGACATACCAAACATATCGTGGATTTAAAAAGTAGAGGTATAGCAAAGCAATTAAGTCTTATAGTAGATAAATATTTACTGTATAATAATTTGTTCATACCAGGTAATCCAAGCTGGGTATACTCAGTAATAACTATTAACAATATTACACCTATATTAAAATTAAGATATGAATGCCGTAAAACTTAAACTAGAACTAGGTAAAAGAAAAGTATTTGTAAAGTATGTTGATTGGGCTTCTTTACACTTTTGGAGAAATCTGTATGTTCCTAAAACTTTTGTAGACGGTATACAAATTCAAAAACATGGTATTTTAGTACTTACTTGTTATATAAAAGAAAGATATGAAACTGATAGTTTATAATTACCCTTTACATCCTTTTCATTATAGAAACATACTTAAACATCACCTAATATATGATGGTATGGTGTCTAACTTATTTATGCCTGATACTAATTGTATACATGTAGGTTTTGGTTGGGGTAGAAGTCTTCCATTAATAAAGTATAAAATGATTAAAATATGAAAGTAATACAAAGAACATGGACTTATGAAGATTATAGAGACTTCATGAGCATAGAAATAAATGGTGAAATAGAATTTGAAATAGGTCAAGGTGAACCTGAAGACATGACTTTATACAGAGATATGAGTGATTGTAACAACATAGTAGATATGATGAGACAAGCTTATGAAGCAGGTAAAATAGGTGAACCATTTGAGTTTGAAACAATAGAAGGAAATCTAGATGAAATTAAATGACAAACAAGTTATAGCTCTTACACAAAAGCTATTTAGAGAATTACAAGTACCTGTTAGTGCTTACAATAAAGAAGTACAAGAAACAATAGATGCTTTAGTACAGGAAAAACTTAGTTTACCTGAAAATCAAGTATTAGTAGAATTTGCAAATTATAGTAACTACACAAAGTATTTAGAGCAATTTATAAAAAATAAAAAGTATAAAGAAGAATTTGATGCTTTGCCTAAAACAAAAATGTCTATCAGTTTTGATAAAGTTAAAGAAGATGTAATATATGCTACTATAGATGCTACAGATGCCAATGATATAATAAAACGCATTAAGGAGGCTTATGCAGCTAATAATTGATGATGAAGATACATTCCAAGACTTATTAAATGCATTATCTGAAATCAACGAAGCTTTATCTAAAAGGCTTATACTTTCTGTATTTGGTTCTATTAATGATTATGTAGAATATGTAATTGTATGCGCTTGTGCTGTTCATAATATATCTAGAGAAGAAATAAAGCATACAAGAAAACTAGAAAGATTATATGCTAGACATCATGCAATTGTGTATATAACTACTGTTATAAAATTAACTGATGCAGCTACTGCACATTTATTTGAAAGAGAAAGAAGTACTATGAATAATAGTAGGAAAAAGCATGAAGAGTTATATGGTAGAGACAGGTATTATACAGATAGTTATAATCGGTTTATTAATTTAATTAAATTACAGTATGCTGACAAAGAAAGAAATGTTGTTGCTAGATAATATTTACTCTACTACACCTCAATTAATGGATTATGAATTTGAAGAAAGAGTACAAATATTACACAATAAAACAAACATTGATAAAGTAAATATAGAAGAGTACTTAATATTTACTACAATGAATACACCAGAAATACAATACAAATATGAATACGAAACAGGATGACAACACTTTAAATGTTAAACTAGTTGAAGAATGTTTAACTATTATTAAAAAAGCAGTAGATGAAGGTAACTACAAAGCTAAACAACCACTTAAAAATTATTTATATAGCATAGGTGGTTCTGCTTGTTCTTCAATTATGACAGCTTGTTTTGATAAAAGATTATTATATTTTGATGAAAATGAAACAATAATGTTTAGAAAAAATGTTCCTATTACTTATCAATTAGCTTTATCAGTATTGCCAGAAGCTCAAGTAAGATATGGAGCAAGAAAAAGAGCTGGTTTGGCAGGTAGACCTATAAAAAACATTACTGTTGCTAAACCAGAAAGAATAACTGCAACAAGTTATCAAGAACCTAAAGTTAAACAAACTGTTAAAACTGAACTTAAACCAGAAGATTATATAGTTAAAGTAGAAGATCCAAATTCTACATATGCTGTTGTAATAGGTGTAGTTGCAATTTTAACTAGTATTGTATCCTTAATATTTAGTATTATATAGTGCTGAACTCCATATAAGCATAATAAATGCAATATGGATATAAATCAAATAACACAATTTATGTGTGAAAATCAAATAAACTCAAGGCAATTCCTGTTGCTTTGGTGTTTATTTAATGACCCTCTTTATACAGATTACGTAAAGGAAAAGGGCAAAAGCAAAAGAGTTCACATTTATAATACTGGAGGAAGCATAGGTAAGTTGCGCTATGTAGATCCTGTAGGTTATAAAGATGTGGAAACTTTAGTTGAAATGGGTTTAGTACTAAACACAAGTACCAGTGAAAACATTATGTTAGATGAGCTTTTACTTACTCAAAAGTTTTGTGAACAATTCTTTATTAGTAAAGACAGCTTTGAAGATTTATGGGAAGAGTATCCTGTCACTCTAAACATAGATAACAAAGTATTACCTGCTAGAAGTGGTGATTATGATTCATTAAGAGATAAGTATTTAAAGTTAATAGGGAAAGATTTATCTCTACATCAACAGATTGTAAGCATTGTAAGGAATGCTAAAGAAGCTGGTATTATTAATATAGGGTTAGAAAAGTTCATCTTAGGTAAACATTGGATTACTTATTATACTATGCTTGAAGAACCTACAACAGGAAAGAAGGTAATATGAGTTACTTTGATAGGGTTGTAGATAGGATAGAGAAAAATAAAAGTAGAGAGTTTAATGCTATACCAATAGGATTACCTAGATTTTCAAAATATTATCCAGGTATTGAAAAAGGTGTGTATACATTATTATCATCTGGTCCAAAAGTGGGTAAAAGCTTTTTTACTGATAATTGTTATGTATATAATGCATATGATTTTATACAGGGTAGGGATATTAAGTTAAAAATCTTTTACTATAGTATGGAAATGTCTCTTGAAGAAATGCTTATAAGGGGTATCAGTAGAAGAGTGTCTAAAAAGTTTGATATTATACTTAAACGTGAAGATATACTTTCTCTTAATGAAAATAGAATGTCTCAAGAAAAATTTGATATGATATATTCTACTAGAGAATATTTTGAAAAACTTGAAGATGTGCTTATTATAAAAGAAGGGTCTATTAATCCATATGGTATATTTAAAGAAGTAGATGATTATTGTAAAAATAATGGACATTTTGATCAAGGTAAATATGTTGATAATGATGAGTTTAGGCTTGTAATACTTGATCACGTTTCATTACTTAGTGCTGAAAGAGGAATGGATAAAAGACAAACTATAGAAAAGTTTTCTGTTGATTGTGTATCTAATAGAAATAAATATGGTGTAAGTTATCTCATAAATCAGCAACAAACATTAGATAAAGAAAGAGCTCAATATACTAATAGTGGTCAAGTAATTGAAGACAGATTTGAGCCTAGTATTGATGGGTTAGCTGATAATAAAGCAACTAGTAGAGATTGTACTACTATGCTTACATTATATGCTCCTCATAGACACCATATAACTAAACATAATGGTCTTAATATAGCTCAATATGGAGAACATTATAGAAGTCTTAAAATTACATTAAATCGTAATGGTGAAGCTGATGTATGTGTACCTCTATATATAGATGTAAATAAAGGTGAAATAAGAGAATTATGATACAAGAAGCAATAACTAGAGAAATAATATCTCGCAATGTTACATATAAAGGTATATATAACAGTAGAGAAATGTTTGTTCCAAATAGTTTAATATTGAAATACAAACTTTGGTATCATTTAATCCGTGATGTAGAAATTCCTGATAAACTTGCTACTGATTTTGCTCATCAAACTTTTTGTAAAGGAAGTTATACTGAATACAATAATAATTTCATAGTAAATAAAGATGGATGTTTATGGAAAGACCTGAGATTGAAGAGTTGATAAAAAAATGTTTTTAAAAAAACATTTGGAAATGCTGATTATGTAATGAATAATATATTTTTGCCTAAAAAATTATCCAGTAATTTTGTGTCAATGTATATGACAACATCTAATATAAGAATTGCTTTTAGTGAAAATTTAATAGAAGAATGGATAAATAATAATTATTGGACAAGAATAATTTTAAAAAAGAAAGATGAAAAGTAAAAATGTTTGAATTACCTAAAGAAAGAACTACTGTAGGAACTACAGAGCCTAAAAGATTATTTATATTTAGTCATGCTAAAGTAGGTAAATCATCTAACCTTTGTCAACTTCCTAATAGTTTAGTAATAGATTTAGAAGATGGTACAGATTCATATGAATCTCAATCTTTAAATGTAAAACAAATAGCTGTTAAAGAAGGTAAAAAACCTATACAAATACTTGCTGAAATAGCTGTTAAATTACGAGAAGAAGCTGTTAAAGGTTTTCAATATGATTTTATAATCATAGACACTACTACAGCTTTGGAAGATATAGCTAGAGAATATGCAGTAGATTTATATAAAAAAGCAGTAGTAGGTAAAGACTATAAAGGTAATGATGTAGTAGCTGAACTTCCTAATGGTGCTGGATATGACTGGCTTAGAAAAGCTTTTAAAAAGATCTATGATCAATTTACAGGGCTTTCTACTAAATGTCTTATATTAGCAGGGCACGTAAAGACTGCATCTATTAGTAAAGATGGTAAAGATTTGCAAGCTAGAGATATACAACTTACTGGTAAGTTAAAAACTATAGTGTGTCAAGATGCAGATGCAATAGGATATATGTATAGGAATAAAGAAACTAGCCAAAACATATTATCTTTTAAAACTTCAGAGCAAGATTTAGCTACTGGAGCTAGACCTGAACATTTATCAGGTAAAGAATTTATAATATCAGAGAAAACTGATAAAGGATTAACAACTAATTGGGGATTAATATTTCCAAGTTTAAACAAATAAAAATGGCGTATAAAGTAGAAATAGATGAAAGTGAGTTTAAAGCTTCATTTGAGGAGCTAAGTGGTAACATGAAAGTAAAAGATTTGTATGCTTCATTAGCTGATAAATACAAAGTGTTGCCTAAAGATATACAAGTAGCTTGTAAATCGCTTAACCTTACACCTAAAAGGTTTTATGAAAAAACTGAAATAGTATTTGTAAAATCTACAAATACAGAAGTAAATACTGATGATTTACAACTTAATCAATCAGTGAGTAGCAATTAAAAACAAAGTACAAAATGGATATAAACATTGGTAATGAAGAAGTGAAGCGTCCTTATATACAGGAAGCTGGTATTTACAATGGTGTAATTGCTAAAGTAGATGAAGTTACACAAGACAAAGATGGTAATGTGTTACCTAGTCCTTACTTAGGAGTATTGTTTGAAACTAAAGCCGGTACTCATTATGAGAAATTCTATGTGAGTGAAAAAGCTGTTTCAAGGCTAAAAGAATTGTGGACATCATTGATGGATTCAGATCTTGCAGAAAGAGTTGAATCATCATTGTTTCAGCAATTAGTAGGTAAAAAAGTATCTTTTATGTTAGTACCTACAATTAGTGGTTCTAATGGTAAAGTGTATTATAATTGCCCATTTGCTAATTTTATTAGACTTGAAGAATATGGTAATACGCTTAAATTTAGCGCTAAACAAAAAGAAACTATAGCAGAAGTTGCTAAATTAGAATCTACTACAGATTCAGATGCTGGGCAACCTAACCCAGAAAATGACCTTCCTTTCTAGTTAGGGGGTAACTTTGATCATAGACATTAGAAATAAAAGAGATAAAATTTTATCTAATGTTACAGAAGCTATGCTGTTTAATAAATATGCAGGTACTTCTAAAGGAAAAGTATTATGTCCTTTTCACAAAGAAAAAACCCCTAGTTTATTAGTTGATAATAATAGATTTAGATGTTTTGGTTGTGGAGAGAATGGTAATATATGGCAGTTTGTAAAATTGCTTTATAAAGTAAATTATGGGCAAGCTGTTGATTTAATATATTCGCAACTTAATATTACCATAGTAAACAAAACTATAGTCCCAATATATGAGGAGAGTGATAATAATATAGAATATAAAATAAGTGAGTGGCAGAGTAAGCATATAGATTATTGGGCTAAATATAATATAAATAAACACATACTTAACATGTATGATGTATATCCTATTAGATTGATATATAAAGGAAATAATGTAATATTTAGGGACTATAAAGACAATCTTGCTTTTATATACTTTTTTAGTAAAGGTTGGAAAATATATCTCCCTTATTGTAAACCTAAGTTTTTATCTAAAGGGTGTAATATACAAGGATTACAAGGATTAGATTTTACTAATCCTAAGCTTATCATCACTAAAAGCTTAAAAGATGTGATGTTTTTAAAATCAATTGGCTATAATTCTATAGCTCCTGCTAGTGAAATGATTCATATACGTGAACAAACTGTTAGGTACTTACTTAACAGGTTTGATATGTATGTGAATTTTGATAATGATGGGCCAGGAATGAAAGGAGCTGTACATTATACTGATAAGTACAATATTAACTCTATAGTATCACCATATACCAAAGACTTTACGGATATGGTGATAGACTATGGATTAGAACAAACAACAAACAAATTAAAAGAATTGATATGAGAACAATAATGATGGTAGATAGTAGAGCTGGTGGAGCTCCTACAGATTGTGTAATTGATGACAGTATAACTACATGGGGAGAATTTTTAGATAAATATCCTCAATATGCTAATACTAAAGCTGTAATGGGTACACAATGGACTACAGGTACTGATAAATGGGTATTGAAAACTAGTGATGTATTGCCTAATGGTGATGGTATCATGATATACCTAGTAGAAGATAAACATAAAGGTGCTATATAAGGCACTAATTAATCATATAACTAGGAGATTTCGTTCTCCTAGTTATTTAATTTTAAAATATGATTATAGATACAAAACGGTTAGATGAACTAAAATTAAAAAATATTGATGAAGTAAAAAAAGCTGTAGATAACTTAGGCTATATGCAATATGTATTGTGGAAAAATTCTATGATAACAAATACTAATGATGCTTTAAATGAATTAGAAATAGACATTAGTAATTTTAGTGATAGAATTTTATCAGATATTAGATATTATTATTATGACAGAATTACTACAGATAAATATGATATTTTATTTTTTACTGCAGAAACAAGTTCTAAATTAACAGCAGTGTTTATACAAGATGTGCTTAGTAGAATTAAAATTATTAACAAATTTGCTTATAATACTTTTCATTATCATCAAATAACAGCTCTTGGTTCACTTATAAAATTTATAGATGTTAAAACAGCTAAGAAAAGAATAGAAGATGCTGTTGAATATTTTATAAAAGATGCTTCTAGTATATTTGGTGAAGGTAATTATGCTTATACTGTAACTGATACATATCCTTATACAGCAGACTTTTACATTAAGTTTCCTAAAGTAATTATTACTAACTCAAAAAAACATTTTAAAATAATTAGAGATTTATTGGTTAAGATTAGAGTAGTATCAAATGATAAATGTGCTGCTGTAGGTAGTGTTAATGGTACTAGAGTTACATTTAATTCTTCTGATATAATTAATAATTATTTATATTTACATTCACATTTAAGTGTGAGTAATTCTCATGGTAGTTATAATGCTTTTTGTTTAGGCGACTCTGCCATTACTCAATTATGGGGTAATTTATGTAGAGAATTTAAACCTGTAGTATTAACTTCATTTTTGTATCATTTGTGTGACTATGTAAGCTATGAATCACTTGAAGGGGGGCCTTATGTTAACATAAAACAAGCATTGTCACATAGAGAAACTGGTTCAAATAATTCAATAAATACTAATGCTGTAGCCAATGCTTTAATTGCTAGAGGATTGGATATTATGGAATGTATAACTAAAATAGTATATGTTGCTTCAAATCTTCAAATTACATTTGATGAACAGTATGATATTAAAGGAGTAGTGAATAAATTATGTTTTGATTATATGCCAACAACTACACAGTTAATGTCTAAAAAGTTTAAATCTCCTGTTAAGTTATTTGAAGATAAATATGATGTAGAAGGTCTTTCAGCAAAATTTGGTGATATTCAACTACCTTTATCTTTTTTACCAGTAGAAGAAGAAGATATAGAATTTGAAAAAGCTTGGTTAAAAATAGAAGAAAATAATGCAATATCAGATCAAGTTTATATAGATATTTACAATCAGTTAAAAAACAAAATAAGAACACAAATAACAAACGTATTAAAATTATATAGTGATGACTACTACAACAGCGACTTCTGCCAAAAAAGAAGTATCAGCAGTAAAATTAATTGGGACACCTACTTTGGTGTTATCAATTAAACTACAGAATCAAATTCAATATTTGCATAAAGATCATCCAGGTAATGAATGGTCTGGAGTAATATATTGGAGTTCAGATAGTAAAGATCCTCATGAATGTACTATAAATGTACATGATATGTTGCCTATAAACTATGCTAAAGGTATGGCATTTGATTATGAAGATCTTCAAGAACACGCAGAAGATATATATACTTATAATCCTGATTTTGTTAAAGGATTAGTTAATAGAGGATTTATACATACACATGTATCAACAGGAGTGTTCTTTTCAGGGCCAGATAATGAAGAAATTACAGACTCTTGTAAGATATTTCCTTTTTATGTAAGTTTAATTGTAAATAACAAATGGGAAGCTATAGCTAGGTTATGTTACAATGCAGATGTTACTAATCACATAGCTAGGGTAACAAACTTTGTTACTAAAGAAACAAAAGTAACTACTAAAGTAGAAAAAGATGTATTACATTATTATGATTGTAAAGTATTATATGAAACTGAAGAAATTCAAATAGACGATGTATTTAAAAAGAAAGCAGAGGCACTGAAAAAAAAGTTCAAAACCCCAATAGTTTTACCTTCCAAAGTTACTTATCCTCAGACTGGTATGACGATTGGGAAAGATCCTTTGAAAACTATTATTAAGCTTCCTGATGATCTCCAAGCAACACTTGTTGAGTATAAAATGTATACAAAACATAAAACTAAACCTGCTTTAATGATGTGTGATTTGTTTAGGTTAAAACAAACAACAAGTTTATATTCTATTAACTATGATGTTGTAGATACTATAATGGAAGAAATTAGAGAAGCTAAACAAGAATCAATATTTCAACTTAGAAAAGATGGAAAATTGAAACAAGCTGTAGATGAAGCGTTAGACTTATATTTTATTCATTATGATACAATATATGAAATAAGGGCAAAAATGTCACCACAAGCAGATCCTTTGTTATATACTGCATATACTTGTTTCTTTTATCATTCTATTTATCATGGTATGACTGAAGTTGATTTAGGACAACCAAGAGATGATGTAAAAAATTATTATAAAGAGTATCTTAAAAAAGAAATGGAGAAAGAAATAAATGAATTCACCAAATATAACGATGCCTTCCCAAATCAAGTTGGAGCCTAATTACGAAGAGAAAAATATCAGGTATAAAGATGCGCCTTGGTTTGGTAAATTTTATCCTATAACTATAGGAGGGGCTGGAGCAACTGGATCACACATAGCTATGATATTATCTAGATATGGACATCAACTTACTATATGGGATAATGATTCTGTAGATACTGTTAACTTAGGAGCACAGGGCTATCACATGAAACATTTAGGTATGCCTAAAGTAGATGCTATTAAAGAGTTGTGTGCTAGTTTTTCAGGTGAAGATAATGTAACAGCTAAAAATGAATTATTTACTGAAGATTCTCCAATAGAATCCATATGTTTTTCATGTTTTGACTCTATGAAAGCTAGAAAAGACATGTTTGAATCATGGGTACAAGAAGCTATTACTAATGATGGTAGTACTCCTTGTGTTTTTATAGATGGTAGAATATTATATGGGACTATGGATATATTCATTGTAACCAAAGATACAATTGATGAATACAGAAAGTCACTATTTGACGATTCTGAAGGTGTAGATGGTAGTTGTACTTTAAAGATAACTACTCATTATGCTTACTTAATATCTGCCTATATGGTTAACTCATTTACAAATTACCTTACTAATTTTGTATATAAGAAACCTATTTGCCCTTTACCTAATCTTAAACTTGAAATGATAAGCATGTATTATGATATTAGTAAATAAACAACATGATGTTAGTTTTGAAAAATATGTTTACCCTTCTATTAATATATGTATTAATTTTCAAAATGGAATATTATTTAAAAATGAAGAAGAAGGTTATGTAAATGTTTTAAGTATTCATAATAGTATTGAATCAAGTAAAATGCAAATAGGAATAAATAAAGATTATTTTGTAATTCCTTATTTATCTAACCATCAATCTACTAGTAGAATTAAAACATCTGATGGAGAGTTTAAATATATCTCACCTTATGATTTTTTATTAAGAGTTAATTATTTATGGGGGTTTATGCAACATAGATATACACTTGACCAATATTGTATGCTTATGACTGTGTTAATAAAAGAAGATAAAGTAGAAGAATACATTAACTATTGTTATGGTAACATACAAACTAATTTAGATATACGCATGTATAAATTTGTATTTCATCCTAACGCAATAAAAATATTTCCTTATTTTGAAACATTAATTAAAGATTTTCAAAATAATTACTTTGATGTAGAAATTAGAGAACCTAAATGTGTATTAATTAAAACAAGTGAACATAAGCTTACTAAAGATAGACAGGCATCTACAAATGAATTAAAAGAATTTATAAACCAAAAGAGAAAGAGAATGAGTGAAGCAGAATCAAGAGCCATTTTATACTCTGACAATACCCCAGTTCATAACCAAGGTATTAGTCAGCCAGAAGAGGAGAGAAATCTTCTACAGCAAATACCCAGGATTGCTTAGAAAGACTAAAATTCCTAAAAAATACAAGAACTACAAATTCAACACAGAAGGGTATCTCATAAATGAAAATGGTAATAGAATAGTAGCTAATGCTAAGAGTGCAGGAACACCTAAGTATCAAGCTATTAATAACCAATTTATTTATGCAGGTAACTATTCTGTAAGAATGAATATAGTAAACGGACTTAAAAAGTTTTTACTTCCTTATGTTCAACAAGTACCTATTATTACAACTTTGCCCATTATTATAGAATGTGAGATATATCAAGTACCTGGTAGAAATAATTGGGACATTGAAAACTTTGGTGTGATATATTCTAAAGTGTTTAATGACTTATTAGTTTCAGAAGGTAAAATACCAGATGATTCTATTAGATATATTACTAAACCTGGAAGTGGCCCATTATATACCCCTATAGAAAATATAGAAGATAGAAAAATGGTGTTTTATTTTATTCATGATAATAGAGAAGTTATTCAACAATATAAGTTATGGGAACTTTAAATGTAAAATTGTATCAATCTATTATAGATAGGTTACTTAGTGACAGATATAAAGAGTATAAAGATTATCCTTACACAGTAAATCATCTAGTTACTCAGGCTAAATCATATGATTTAAAAAATGGGAAAGCGTGGAATATTTTTAGACTTGATTATAAAGTATATAAATTATACACATATGAATATAGTTTATTTCTTCCTTATAATTTAATAGTTAAAGTATGATACAAAATGATTTAGTTAGACTTGGTGTTAAAGATTCTGAAGATACAATTTCTACATTTTATAAACTTCATGGGCAAGGTTTAAAAAGTATTGTACATTTTAACATTGTTATTAACAATGAAACTATACAATATTGGTATCATGATGTTAATATATTTTTACCATATTCACTATTCAAATCAATATATGAAAATGAGTTTAGAAGCAGTAAAAGTATATGATGAAAGTAGAAGAAGTACTACTTAGATTACAACCTATTATTACTTGGGGGGATGCTATTGAGTGTGCAAATGAAGATGAATACATGCATTTTACTGGAGAAGATGTAGTAGGGTTTATGGGGGCAGATAAAAAGTATTACTTACTATACCAAGATGAACTAGCACTATTTTTTCCATATCATTTAGCTAAATCATTAACATTATGACAGACAAAGATAAAGTAGCAGAATTATATAAAAGAACTAGAAGTAATACTGAACATTATTCTATAAATGTTAATAGTGTTTTTATTGAAAGAGATCTTACTAATAGATTTTTATATAAAGGAACAAGAATATTATGGTGTGGAGATTTTGAAATGTTTTTACCTTTTACTTTAGCTAAACTAATAATAGACACTAAGTATGAACATAGAGAAGTTTAAAGAACAATACAAACCTATATTAACAGGTATAGATGATGTAACTATTATACATGATACACCACATCAATTACGTAAAGCCCTTTCATATCCATTATCTCAGATATGGGTAGTGGAAGATACTCAGATAAAGCCTTATACTAGTGGTGACACAGGTAATGGCTTAGTAGTAACAATAGTAGAACATAATTTTAAAAATATCACAATAAACATATAATGGAGGCAACACTAGAAGAAAACAAAGATTATTTAGTGTTTTTACCTGAAGATAGGGTAATAAACACAGCATCAGAATGGCTTAAAGAGCTTGAAAACTATGCTAAACAAGAAACAGTACAAAATAAGTTCTGTATAGAAGACACAGCATTTGACATGCTTGTAGGTTTCAGAATAGCAGCTCAATTATATAGAGCTGAAGATCCTTGGGCTATAGGTAATGGCACTACATTTGGTGGGCATATTAAAGATAACCTACCTTGGTTAGTAAATGTTGACTATAAGGAACAAGGGAAAAATGTAAAATTAGATATAGATGCTGTTATAGCAGACATGTATTCTGATTCTAACACAAGTGATCTTAAAGCAATAACATTAAAAGAGTGCATAGCACTAGAAAATGAAGAACAAAAAGCAATAGCTTTTAGAGGCTTTACACCTGAAGAAATAGTAGTAGGTCTTAACCTTGAAATAATAGGTGAAGAAACTGTTATGAAAAAACATAAAAGGTGGACTGTAACAGAAGATGGTATATCAGAAGAAGAAGTAGAATTTCCTGATACATATACCTTGTATAAACATACTATATCTACACCATCAGGAGACTCTGTATTTGGTATTATCAAATGTAAAGATACAAGTACAGACAGGATGTACTTTCTTTATGTAGATATTACTACTAAAAAAGGTTCTAACAATGAGACTTTAGAATTCATGACTGATCCTATAGCTGCAATAGCTAGTAATATTAAAATGCTCGTACCTCATGAATCTATTGAAATAGATGAAGTGTATGAATATATACAACGTCAAGGAGATGTTAACTTAGGTATACTCAAAGAAGAGTATAAAGGTCACCCATTAAAAGTAAGCAAAGGCTTAACAAGAGAACAATATCTCACTATGATAGTGAGTGAAAGTTAATAAAGTAGTAAATTTGTAGTAAACAAAAACAAAATGGAAAGAGTAGATTTAAAACAATTGAATTCGGAAGTAGCCATTAAAGGCTACACAGAAGGTGTTATCCTTCAACATGGAGAAGTAACTGGTCACCACCATTTGCTTCAAACCAAAGGTGCTGTAATAGATTATGCAGATGACCTTAAAGATTACCGAGGTGATGATGTAAGTCCTGACAAATTCAGCCTTACTGAAGAAGGTGTAGTTACTCATCATGAGCATTGGACTCATGTAGTACCTAAAGATGTTGTTATTGTTAAATCAATACAACAAGCTTATAATCCTTGGTTACGCAGTAACATGCCAGTAAGAGACTAGTGTTGATAATTGTGTGTTTGTAAGGGAGTAGTATAAAAGCTACTCCCTTTTTTAATTTATAAACTATGAAGACAATTTTAAAAAATAAAAACATATTATGGAACACTAATATAAAATTAAATTGGGGCACAACTGTAAATTTATTTATACCAAAATACATTGTTCCTAAAGAATATTGTTATGTATGGATGGGTAAAGGTTTTACTCTTAAAACAATAGAATTTTATACTTATGATTATCCTAATTTAATTATGTTTCCTAATTCAATAAGTGGTGGAGGATGTATAAAAATAACAATATAAAACAAGTATTAATTAATAAAACAATTGTAAACTTTTGGTATACGAATCAAAATTGGTTTAGAATATCAGAACTGTTTTTGCCTGCATCAATAAGACCTGAAGAATATAATAAAATATGGATATATCCTCAAGAAAATACATATGGAGTTGAATTGTGTACTAAAGGTTATGATACATTACATGTTTATACTAAAAAATCAAAACGAGGATGGAAACAACTTTAACTAACTTAAACAATAGGAAACTATTAGAAAGAGTTCCTTTTTATGAATGGGATGATGTGTCTAACTTATTCTTTCCTAAACTAGTATTGATAAAAGAAGGGTATAATTTACAGTTTAAAGCTTTTATGTTTAGAAATAGTTTTAAACATAAAACCTCAAAAACTGCTTATAATTTAAATACATGGAAGAATATAAAATAACATTAATAAGGAACATTATAGAAAGACAAATGGGGTATGTGTTTATATATAAAGATGGTAGTAACTGTTATCCACAAGGATTTTTTCCTACAACTATAATAAAATTAGCAGAAATTCACATTAAAACTTTATACCCATCAAAAAATGTTTATCCTTTTATATCTCCTAATAGTTTAGGATTAGAACATCATAATTTCATTATACATGAAAAAAGACTTAGAGAATATTACAAAAGTATTACAGATACTTAATAGGACATCATATGTATTTCAGTATCAATGGGAGAAGAATCTTAAAGACGGTATAGATTTTAGAGAATATGAAAACAGGTATAAAAAAGGTAATGTAATTCAAAAAGATAGTACTAAACCTGATAGTAATTTATTTATACTTGAGTCTATGTATAGTAAAGGTTGTACAAGTTTTGAAAACATCATGAAAGAAATATTAGACATGTCTTCTCCTAAAGCTAAGTTGTATACTGACATACATTTAGCAAACAATCCTACACACAAGTTACAATTAGGGGTAAGTGAAATATCTTGTATACCTTTAGAAATAGTTGATAAATATAAACACATAGCTTCAATAACTTCTTTTGATTCACATTACAGAATAGATATAGACTTATGACAATATATGAAAAGTTAAGAACAAAAGATATTATTTCTTCTCCTTCTAGTTGGAGACTAAAAAATATTTTTTTGCCTAATGCTGTTGTTATTTCTTTAAACGGGATAGCTGTTCCTTATTATCCAGCAATATGTTTTTCTGGAACAGTCTATTATGGTTATAAAAAAAAAAGAATGTTTTTAAGTATTAAACCAGCAATATGACAAACACAGAATTATATAATGCACTAATACAAAGAAGTATTATAGAGTATACAGTCTTTATAAATTCTTTGTTTATACCTAATAAAGTATGTTTAGCATTAAAAAATACACAACTTAGTAATGACTATTGGGTTAGTCGTGGATCTAAACTTTTTCTTACAGGTACAATGTTCATAGATATTACTAATGTACCACCAAATTTAGAATATGACAAATCAGCAATTATATGATGAACTAAAAAGAAGACAGGTAATACCTACTTCACATAGAATACATAATTTATATATACCATTTGTAATAAGTAAATTGCTTGTAGGGGCTAAGTTAGCAGATATTATATTACCTAATGTTCCTTATAACATTATAAATAGCTATTATGTAATATATGGGGTTAATATTAAATATAACCATCCAGAATTAAATTATACTAGAAAGTCTTAAAATATTGACTTTGATCTTCTACATTTTTCCATCTTTTAGCTTCTTTTAAAATAGGTATAAGCTTTTCAAAGTCTCTGTTAAGCTTAGTATAGTCTTCACCTCTAACTAGGTTTTCTTCTTCATCCAAGAAATCATAAGTTATAGCATCTTTAAAAATCCTACCTACATTTTCTAATGTAGTGATAGCTGCTGCTGGAGACCTTAATAATTTAGTTAAGTCTCCAGTAAGTATACCTACATTGTAAAACTTCATTTCAGATTGGAACCTATCTATTTGATACAAAAAGAAATTAAATCCTTTACTATTATCTAATTCATCATCATCATCTGCCATACTTCTAAACAAACTAAGCAGCAGGAATGTACCAACAGTATAGAATAGACCCATTATATTCCTTCTCATATTAGCTTTACCATGTGCATCTAGACTATTCCAAGCTAGTACTACACCTTTAAGTTCTTTAATAGCTTTAAAAAAGTCTACATAAGTAAGGTATCTACCTTTTACATATTGGTTAAGTCTTTCATCATAGTATTGGCTTCTAAATCTAGCTTCAAATCCAGGATGCATCCACTTTCTAAATTGTAAAGCTAAATATCCCCACCAATATTGTTGTAAAGCAGCTTGATCTAATGTATCATATCTACCATGTAACTTTTGGTTTACTGCTCTTACCTTACCTCTAAAATCACTAATATCTTGGTTAGTTAACTCCATACCTTCTTTTAATTTAAGTTTACCATCATATTCAAAAGCATCCCATAGATTAATCTTCTCACCATTCAACTCTACTTTGTAATTGTGAGCCATAGCTAAAAACATTCTTACTTGAAGCATATCTTCACCTATAGTTTGACCACCAAACATTAATTTACTTATCCAATTATGTTTTTCACCATATTCACTAGTATCTTGTACTACTTTAAAGTATTTTACAAGCTCTCTAAGTTTAGGTGATAAAGCTTGAGTAGCATATGTTTTAGTAGCCCATGCATAATCTTTACCTGTATAATATTCCCCACCAACAGCTTCCATAACTTGCATAACACCACCATATATAATGTTAGATGTAGCAGAAAATAAGTTAAGTGCTAAAGCTGTTACAGAATTATATTTACCTAATGCCCTAGCTACCTTTTGCTTATCTACTTGTTTACCAAATATGTTAAAGCTACCTTGATCTTTTTGATTATTACCAAAGTATATCATTTCTATCCAATCCTCTACCCTTTTATAAGCCCTGGTAGATAACCCTTCCATAGTAATAGGTGTACCATCTTGGTTAAGTACAGCACCTTTTCTATTAACTACAGGTACTTTTCTAAGTGCTACATATGTTTTAGTAAGCTCTACTAATCCTTGTATGTCTCTTTTAGCTCTGTACATTTCAGCGGAGTATACATAAGCTTTAAGCACATTTACAATATCTGTACTGGGATCCTCTAACTTATAAGTACCTGGCTTCTTAAGGAAACTAATAGGCTTATCTGTTTCATCTGTGTATATATTTTTATCTTTAGTATATTCTAAACTAGTAAGTAACTTTTTAGTTTTACCTTTTAAAAATTCCCATTTACCTTGACTAGCTATTTGTTCTACAAGTGTCTTATGAAACTGAGGTAGCCTATACTCACTATTAGTATATACCTCTAATCCCATTAACCTATCAGAGAATATCTTATTACTCATTACAAAGTCATACAGAGCCTTAATATTAGGATCTACTTGTATTCTTTTCCATTTATCACTTATCCATCTATCTTTAGGATGTGATTTACCATTAGCATCTCTTACTGTATGGTTCTCATTAAACCATTTTCTCCATTCAAGTATCCTTATGTCATGAGGTAGGTTGTCTATGCTTTCTATAAACTGCTTCTTAGCCTTGTAATAACTAGCATCCCATTTACTTGTTATCCTGTTTACACCATCTTGAGTGTCTATAAACAATTTAAGATCTTCTTTGTTTACCTTATCAAGTAATTCAGCAAGTTTTTCATCAAAGATTAACATTTTTTCAAATACTTTATCTTCTACTTCTCTCTTGTATTTTTTGTCTAATATAGCTAATATACTATCATCAGCATTAGCCATAGCCCCTAAATTTTGTTGATCCCAAGATAAATCTGAAGTAGGTGTAAGCAGTTTATCTACAGTTCTATTTGAACTAGTTTCTTCTAATGCTATTTTACCTAGCTTTACCTTAGCTAATTCTTCTAGTTCAGTTTGCAGCCTTAGCCTTTGACCTTCTAGTTCATTGGCACTTTTTTTTATCACTTCATTAGTTGTGTCTACAAGGTTAATGTTCTTGTAACTTATCATGTAATTGATTGCCCTAGATAATCCTAATTCAGTAAGTTCACCAGTAGTTATTCTTTCTTTAGTGTCTTTTATAGCTTCATTAACAAGTTCTAAGAGCTTTAAATATGCTGCTTCATGATTAACTTCATTAAGTTCTTTAATTTCATTTGTAGCTTTCTCTGTGTCTTTTATAAACTTTTCAATCTTTTCTTTTGCTCCACCATATTCACCTTCTCTAGCTTTATAATCTTTTATCCTAGCTTCAATAGCTTTAAGTTTATCTTCTACCATTTGTTGTTGTGATAAAATAGTTCTACTCATTTGATAAAAGAAACCATCATTGTTATCCTTAACTATTATGTCACCTTTAAGTATATCCTTAGCAAACTTACCATATACTTGTTCTACAGTAGCATACATTTCTTGATTAGTAATCTTTTTAAATAGGTTGTATACTTTATCCAATAAAAGATTCATAGTACCTTTAAACTTTTCCCATATACTTACACCACCTTTAGTACTTTTATGTTCTTGGACTATGTATTTACCTAGTAGTTTACCTACTGCTTCTTCTTTAAGTTCTTCTTGTGTATAATTTAAATCAGTATAATCATTTAGTACTTGTTGATATATAGGATGTTGATCTATATTATCCATAAGTCTTTTAACTAAAGGATTATCTAACCCTAATCCTCTTATAAAAAAGTGACTTACTTCTTCTGGTAATGTAGTTTCACTAGCTTTGTTGTTAGCAATGTAAATAATGTTATTCATTATATCTGCTGCACCTGCTGCATCAACACCTAACCTATTTATAAGGGAGTCATAAGCTTCTATTTTAATACCTATGTTAGTAAGTATATCTTGTAACTTTTGACTAAGTTGTTCATCTTTACTAGAATCTCCATCAAGGTCATAAAAAGTAACTTTTCTACCATTTTTAGCTAAATAATATCTGCCATTACTTGCTTGTTTAAGTTCTACATCTAAGTTTTTATTCTTAATGTCTTGCTTAACTTTTTCCACAATCACTTGTTTAGGTAAGAAGCCAGCAGTATCAGCATTATAATACTTAAGTAACTTAGCTATACTAGGTTGCCTATTTTCTATAATCTTATCCACCTGCTCTTTAGTAGGTGTTTCTTCATTATTAAGCATGAAGTATTTGTAAGCATTTAGTTCACCTACTTCTTCTACTAGTCTTATCCAATCACTATTTTTTACAGGGCATTTCATTTGCATTCCTCCAGTCTATTCTGAGCTTCTTCATCTGAAATGTTAGGCTCTATGTTTTCAACTTCTATCTCAGGTACAGTAGTATCCAAAGGTAACTCAACTATCTCTTTAGTTCTATTATTATCTTTAAATATAGATTCTACTTGTGGATCTTGGCTATACTCTCTTAGTATCTTAGTACCTAAAGCATTGATTTCCTTATATATGGCATTCTTGCTGTTCTCTACTTTACTTAGTTTGAACATTTTAGTACTACCTTTATCAGACATACTAATTATCATAGGGTAACTCTTAGTTAGACCAGAACCTATAGTAAACTCATCTGATACTTTAATAGTATGTAAGTCAAGTACTACACCATTAAGTATCTTGTTACCATCTTTCTTAATCTTCTTACTTGGACTAAGACCTTGGTTCTTAATATTTCTTACAAACTTTTCTATAAATTCAGTGGGGTCTATACCCATTTTATCACCTGCTTTAACAGAGTCTTCTATGTTTTTCCAGTACTTAAGTATACCAAGGTCTTCCATTAGTGCTACTGGTATATAATCTACTAGGGTATTACTTCCTCTATTAAAACCATTTATAAAAAAAGAATAAGTAAATAAATCTATAGCTAGGTCTCTAGACTTTTCATCTTGGTACATTTCTAACCAACCATCTTGTATTTCAGACTTTTGTAAGTCAGACCTAGAAGCAGACATATCTTCAAGTACTACTAGTTGATAATCTAATTCTTTACCTGTAGGTGTTTTAGTTTCAACATTTTGTATAGATAATGCCATTATGAAAGGATTCATAACATAGTTACTATCTTCCATAAAGTACTGTCTTTCCCTTTGTTGTATCCTTAGTACTCTATTAGCTATAGGTCTAGTATACAGATACTCATTTAACCTTTCTACTTGTGAGAATAGGGGTGATTGAGGTAGTGTATACAAGTAACTTATATAATCTTCATATAGCTGTGTAGCTAAATCTTCAGTTATAAAATCTGATTGAGTTTCAGTAAATACTTCTTTAAGATTGTTAAGTACAGGAGAATCCCATACAAACAAATTTCTAGATAGTTTTAATGGTCTATTAACAGCTTGTTCAGCAAATTCTGTCATCATAGGCAATGCTAACTCTACTTCATCAGTCATATATTTATCATAGTTATCCATGAAGAACCTGTTACCTATTACTGAAGGTAATGTTCTAACTGAATCAGCTCTCATAGCATTAATGAATTTAGCATGTTCAGCACTATCATTGTAATATTCCATGAACTTATCAAGTATTTGCATTTGATATATAAGATGGTTAGGATCTTCATTTTTAATAAGATTATCTGTAAGTGTATTAGTATCAACTGATTCTAATTTAGGTATTTTTTGTTTAATTTTAATACCATATTCATCATTTAACTTGTTATAAGCTTTTACTACATCATTTCTAGTTCTACCAAAGTTATTCCACTCTCTTGTAAGCTCCAACATAATAGGCTGTTGCATAAACATAGCTACAGTTCTAAGTGGTACACCTAAATCTGTAAGGTAATTCCATACATTAGCAGTAAGCATGTTATCATTCAAGTCACCTAGTATAGGTTCTTTAGCATTATCCACTGAAGCATTTTGTAACTCTAAGTGGTTGTTACTAATCAAGTTACCAGAGTAATCTACCTTGTTACCCATTTCATTTAGTACCTTATTGTCAAACACTACTGAAGTAGGTGATACATAGTTACTAAGTTGTAAATAAGCCCTAGCTACAGCAGCATTAGAGTGTACACCTACAAGTTGTTTACCTGCTTGGTTAAGTTCTCTAGAGTTATTTTGGTATTGCAGAGTTATAAAGTTCTTACTTTCTACTGCTGGTTTAGTTATTCTTTTGATTTCTCTTCTAATTTCTAATAGTGTATCTACATTATTAGGGTATATAGATTCATAGAAATTATGAGAACTAGATAGTATACCTATGTAAGTATCTATTATTCTGTTTTCTCTAGCTGCTTTAGTGTTTTGTTCAATTATATTTAGTTTACTAAACTCTTCCAAGCTTAACTCTTCCATAGAATAGTAATCTAGTATGATGTCATAGTATTCTTCATCTGTAATACTTTTTCTATCTATGCCTAATACATTGTTAACCTTATCTTCTAAAGCATTATCAAGCTTAAACACTACATCTTCATTATAAGCTATGTCTTCATGAAACTCTCTAAGCAATTCTCTAACTTGTATAGCTTTATTATTCTCTAATATATATTCAGCATATCTTTTATTTGTATCTTCTTCGTTACTAAAATATTTATTTACTTTAATTACGCCTTCTTCTATATAAAAGTTTTTAGTAAGTATAAAAGATTTATCAATGTCAAAGTCATATCCTCCTTGTGTAGTACCTTCTTTAGGTAACATTATTTGGCTAGCAGCTTCTTTAGGTAAAAATCCTACTATTTTACACATAATCATAGAGTTTTTACCCTGGTTAGGTATCCTATTAGCTATAAAGTATCTAAGGTCTTCTGGTATTTTATCAAGTGTTAAATCTCCTTCAAGATTGTAATCTTTGTACCTTTTGTTAATAACATTTCTAAAATAGTCTTGGCTTACCATTACTTCTGCTGCTTCTATAGTAAACTCTTGATCTTCTGTGGGATTGTCATAGATTACGTTATAGAACTTCAATTCTTTACCTTTAGAGTAAGTAGTAGCAAAATCACTCACGTTTACAGCAGAAAAACCAGGTACTTTTCTAGTAGCAACTTTTTTATTAAATAAACTAAAATACATGTTTTGCCTTTGTGAACTTAACCAAGGCATAGACATAGGTACTCTAAAATCTCCATCTACTATTTCTAAAGCATCTTCTTGATTTTGTGTAAGATTATTTCTCTTTCTTCCTTCTGATAGAAACACACTTTGTAATCTTTTGTTACTTTCAGGCCCAGGATTATCTAACATTAATCTTTTAATAAGTTTGTTAGCATCATATACAAGGTTACTGCTTATAAGCTCTTGATATTGCTGTATCATTTCAGCACCAGTAATTACACCATCTCCTACTTTATAAAATCCATCTAAGTTTATGTTACTTATAATATTTTTCATAGACTGAGTAGGTAACAGTGTAGTACCTGAGTCTTTATATGGTACTACTTGAGGTATTCTATACGAATCATTATTAAGTTCTATTAATTTCCAAGTTTTACTGTCTCTCCAATCGCCTAGTTTTTGTTGTCCTAACTTAAAGCCTGATTCAAATACTAGTTCGTCTACACCTTTTTCTTGCATAGATTTAAGTAGTTTTTTATATTTAGGAAGCTTTGTAAAGCTTGGTAGTATTGGAACTAAAGAGTATTTAACTACTACAGGTACTCGTTTACCATTAATTAATCTGTAACCTATATTAGTACCTTTTACAGGAGCAAACAATAACTTAGCAGATTCAGGTGTAAGTTCACCTTTTTCCATAGCTTCTATGTTTTGCTCTAACTCAGGTGTCATCATACCTTGTCTAACAATAATGTCTAAATATCTTTCCCATGTAGCTAATCCTTGAGCATCAGTACCATTTACTTTATAGTAACCAGTTCTTTTTCCAGTGTCAGAGTTAATACCTACTATACTATTTAATTGTTCTTCTGTGTATCCTAATTTTCTAAAAGCTTTTTTATACTCATTCGCTAACTCTGAAATTATTACATCATCTTTTACTATTACTGTATTATATGTACCAGATCCTATAGGGGTACCAGGTGTTTGCCATAGTGCTATCCTTTTAGTATAGTCTTCTGAGTTTTTAGTAAAAGCTAAATCACCTAATAATACAGAGCTCATAAACCAATATGCTTGATGCATGTTAAATACAAAGTTCCTAGCTACATTAGTAACCAACTTGTATTCTTGCATTATCTTAGAATCTATTTCTAAACTTTTATATATGCTATCTTCTTGTTTAATTATGCCAGTTTCTTCCCATACTTTAAGTATGTTATTTACATCTGCTTCAAAGTATTTGTTAATAGCATCAGCTATAGTTTGTTTTTCACTTTCTACAAAGTTAATAGTGCCTAATGCTTTTCTGTTAAATCCAAGTTGGTTTAATTCTGTAAATACATGGTAATCAAATGCTCTACCAGAGTAAACAGGTGTTTCAATTCTATCAGGTATGATTTCACCTTTGTTGTCTCTTACTATACCTAATGCTTTATCTTTAGCTTTTCTAGGTGTAGTACCAGAGTCGTAATGGTAGCCTATAATTAAATCATCTTCATTCCATTCTATAAGTTCTTTACTAGCTTTATATATTCTAGCTGTTTCAGCCATTACAATTCTGTAATACATAGCTAAAGCTGTTTCATCTAGTTTACCATCTACTAGTTGTATTTTAGTAATAGACAACCTAGCTATGTATATATTTTCTTTATCAGCAGGTGTGGGTAATGAGAACCATCCATACTTTTTACCTTGGTCTAAAGCAGAGTTAACTTGTGTCTTACCCCATGTCAAAGGCCCCATGTTTCCATAACTAGTACCTTTCATACCAGGCATATCAAGTCTTTCTGAGTCTAATACAGCTACTTTAAATTGTTCTCTAAAGTCAGCATCTTTAGCTAACCTTTCTAATCCCCAGTTAACATTTTCTGCATCAGGATAATAGAACACATCTGATTGAAATTCTTTAAGATCGCCTCTTTTAAGTCTTCTAACAGTTTTACTTAAACTAGTATCATTACCTATTGTAAATACTCTATTAAAGTCTCCATTTAAAAAACTAGACATAATGTCTTCATACCTTAAATTTGATTCTAGTTCAGATAATTTGTTTAATATATTAGTTTCCTTTTTAGTATTAGGATCTTCTGTTACATTAAATACATCATACCCTTTGTTTAAGCTGTTAAATAATGTATTAATAGAAGCAGGCCCTATAAGATATTTAGTTATATCAGCATCTTTCATGCCCTCAAACCTGTTAGCATCTATAAAAATACCTATTTGTTTAAGCGAGTCAGATATAATATCAGCTTGTTCTTTAGTAACAGAGTCTTTATATCTAAGCTTACTAAGTTTACTGTATGCTTTATCTACTACATCTTTGTTTACTTTGTCATCTTTAATAACTGCTCTTTGATAAGTAACAGCCCATTCCTTAAGCACTTCACGTTTAAGGTTTTTCCTAGTTGTTTCAATTACTTTAGAAGACTTAGTTTCACCTTCACCAGAACTTAGTACAGTTACAAAGTCTGTTCTATTCTTAGAAAAGTTAGTAAAAAAGTTATTTTTAAAGTTCTGTGAGCTTTTATCAGTACTTAAATCTGTATATATTCTTTTAAGCTCTGGTCTTACATTACTTAAATTAAGCAACTTGTTTAACATCTCTTCATGTGTATCTAGCCCTGCAAGGTTCTTAATTAAAAATGTACTGATGTCATTATATGGTACAAAAGTGTTTCTACCTATATCATCTTTTACATAGTTACCATCAGCATCTACTTTCTCTATGAATCTTAAATATAACTTTTGTGCTTTACTTAAACTTTCTTTTACGTTTTCTTGAAATGGTTTAATTTGCCAAGATTCTTTACTTGTATCATCTATTTCAAGCAGCTCCATAGAATCATCAGACTTGTATAAGAATCCAAAATCTACTAAACTTCTTTTAGATTCTGATACAAATTGATCCCAGTTATCCAATACAGGTTTAAGTTTACCACTAGTATCTTCACTTAGTTTAACTTTAATTTGGTTATATAACTCATTAACTTGAGCTTTAGTCAAATAATCTAATGAGTAAGGGCCTTTTTGTATTAACCTTATGGCAGACCTTACAAACATTGAGTTAATAGTATCTGTTCTTCTTTTCTGTTCAGACCTAGTAGTACCAGGTATTCTAGAGTACTGTAGTGTTCCTCTTTGTATCCAGCCTGTTTTACTAGTAGACTTTAAATATTTTTCTAATGCATTAAATGCTTCTGTGTACACAGAGTCTGTAGCTATTCTGTTTATACCAAACAGTTTAAGTATAGCATCTATTATTCTTTGAAATATGTTTCTATTGTCTCTACTAATAGCTTCAAGTTGTTTTACAAATAAAGGATTACTAAGTTCAGCTAGAAACTCTGAAGTATTAGTCATACCATACATATCTTCAGGTACATACTTTTTACTGTAGTTGTATAGATCTTCTATAGTATTTACAAATTGCTTTTCTTCCTTAGTCATTTGCTCAGGAAACCTTGAAGACTTAAACAACACAAACTCTGTATAAGCATGTGTAAACTCATGTATAAGGGTATTAGCTAATGTTTGTGAATCAAGGTTTAAAGCTGTTTCAGGTATAATGATAGACTTTGTATTCTCAGCATAAGCCATGTTTACATCTAATCCATTATTATTTAAAAAGTCTTTAGTAACCTCTGTATCAAGTTTGTTTATGTATACTTCAGCTTTACTTAGATTTTCTTTTATAAGTTTACCTATGCTTTTAGTACTATCACCAGCATTATTTATAGCATAGTCTAATAACTCTTTAGCAGTATTAGGTATGTTCTGTGTAATACCTTGACTTGCAATACTTCTATTAAACACTAAAGGAGCATCATCAGGATCAAGATCAGTAACATTACCAAATAAGTCTCCATTATTAACTTCATTGACTGCTGTTTCTACATTTTGAACAGGTTGTATTGTTTCTATAGTAGGAAATTCTTTAGTACTAAATAGTATATATTTTTCTATATAATCTTTAGTAAAGTAATTGTTATTACCTATAAGCTTTTCTTTTTGTTTAAGTATCTGTTCATATTTATCTTTTGATATGCCTTCTTTGTCTGTAATGTTTATTACTTTTGTTAATCCTTCTATAATAGATTCTTTAGTGCTAAAATTAATAGTGTTAAAAGCATCTAAAGCTTTTTGTGTGTTATCAGTATTAGGTAATGCCCTAAGTTCCTCTATATTCATATCTTGAGGCAACTTAGGTGTTAATGTAATAGTAGGTTCTACAGATTCAATAGTTTCTGTAACAGGCTGTGTTTGTATACCAGGCTCATTCAAATATACAGCAGCACCAAAAAAAGGTTTAGTAACATCTACATCTGTAGTGTATAAATTGTTTTCTATTATAAAATCTGTATAGCTGCTATACTCTTTACCAGTTAAACTAGTAAACTTTCTATTAAATAGTAGAGTTTTATTGTTTATATCATACTTAGTACCAGTTATAATATCAGCTAGTTGCTCATCAGTTAGTTCACTATACTTATACCTATTACCCTCTTTTACAACAGAATCTTCTGTAAACCTTACTTTCTTATTGTAAAAATAGTTTTCTAATTGAGGTAAATTGTTTAAGTAATTATTTCTGTATACCTTGGCATCAAGAGGAAAACTTTGTATAGTACCCTTGCTAGTGGCTACATTTATACTATTACCTACTGAGTTGAATATGTAACTGTTACCTTCTATTTTAATCTTGTCTAACTCTTTAAGTTCATTAACATTTACTTCAGTAGGAATAAAGTTATTCTTTACCCATTTAGCAATTATCAACGCTTCTTTTGGGGTTACATCTCTTGCAAATATTTGTACAGGCATGATTTGACCATTAGCAGTTTCTACTAACATGGTTACCATACCTAGTTCTTCTTGTGTTATACCCCTAAAGCCACTTTCAGTTTTTATGTAAACATTTTCACCTGTTTGTGTAGGTATATAAATACCTTTTTGTATATTTTTAATAGAGTTTTTAGCAGGTACTAATTTACCATTCTCATTAACTTTAGACCTTAGTATAAACCCATTAGTCTTTTCAGCTATGGTAGTAGTAAGAGTCTGTGTTGGGTTATTAAATAAGTATGTTCTTACTTCTAATGTTTTAGCATCAGCTATATCATCACCTGTTACTCTAAAGTTTTTAAGGTTACCTATATCTTTACCATTAACTCGTAACTTAATGTGTACAGTTTCAGCAGTGTTCCCTTTACCTTCTAAGCTGTACTTAGAGTTACTATCTACATATAGTTCTATTTGGTCACCTACTTTAACTCCATTAGGAGAATTAAGGTAAGCAAAATCAAACTCAGACTCTTGGCCACTTCTAATAGGATTGCCTACAGAGCTATACATTACATCATTGTATTTACTAGTTTTATATTCTTCACTAGTACTTGCTAAACCTGGCCCAGGTCTCACATCAAATGTTATACTCTCAAAGTCTTCTTCTATGATAACTGTATCTGTTCTATCAGGTATAAACTCTGGTAAACTACTTTCATCTATATCTAACTGTAAAGTTTCTTCTACTATTTCTGTAGGTGTAGTCTCTGTAACAGTCTCAGGTGTAGTTACTAAACTTTCACCTTGAGCTTGATCAATTTGTTCTTCTCTTTCTACTTGTTCAGGTGTTTGAGTTTCTTCTCTTTCTTTATCATTAATTACATCTACAAGTTCATTGTATTGAGCTTCTATTTCATCTTCTGTATATCCTACTTCCCTCATAGAGTCTTTAAACTTCTCAAAGTCTTTAAGCTGTTCTTTAGATTGAGAACTAGGTTGTTGTTGAAATGTTTTATTAAGCTTGTCTAAGTCAGACATTACTTCTTCACGTTTTTTTCTTGTAAGCTCATCTTGTATGCTTTGTTCTACTTGTTCTTGTTGTGAGTCTATGTTCTCAAAGTTACTTTTAGCTTCTTTAGCTTTAAAATCATATTTGTACTTGTTGTCTAACAAAGGTTGTATAATAGTATCTACATTAGGTACAGAAAAGCTTTCAATAGGTTTTTTAGTATCACTTAAATAATTAAGTGGTGATTGTAACTCTATTTGGTTATTAACTTCTGTCAATTCATTCTGTAAATACTCTTTGTATTCTTTTGGTATGTTTTGGCTAAGTAATTTATCTATTACAGTTTTCTGATTGTAAAGTAAGTTTAAGTTACTATATACAGTATCAGGTAACGCAACACTAGTTAAAGCTGTATTAATTTCTTTATTAAGTTTATTAACTGTATCTATGTAAGTCTTTTCATTAAGTAAATAGCTTGTAGCTAATCTTTTAAACTCTGGTGTTCTTTCTTGATACTTGTTTTCTACTTGATTAACTATTTTTTCTACTGCTTCAGCTTGTTGAGTGTATTCTCTAAGCATTGTTTGTGCATCAGGGTCTGTAGATAATTCAGCAGCTACTTCTAGCTGATCTAAGAATTGTTCTGATGTACCTGAGTAAGCATTAATAGCAGCTATTTCATTAAGCTTTTGCCTTTGAGATACATCAAATCCTATTTCATCTCTATTAGCTTGAGCTTGTGCAGAAGTTTTATTATGATCAGCTAAATTGCTAACTAATGCTTCTAAGTCTGTATTGTTTTTACCTGTAATATCTTTTACTATTCTTTGCTGTTCTTTAAAATCTTTAATTTGTCTATTAACAAATAAACTACCTACTACTCCACCACCTACAGCACCTAGTAAACCTTCTGTTAAACCTTTATCACTAAATAAATATTTTAACATTCTAGTGATGTCATCACTTTCATCTACTTGTCTGCCTAGTTGTTTATTTCTTTTTCTATCTTGGTTAGCTTCTATATAACCTAAACTTACTTCTTCAAGATATTCAGTTGCTGTTTGTTTGCCTAATTCTTTAGCTAAAAAAGTACCAACTTTTTCATTTACATTAGTACCAGCTAATGCCCTACTTCCTTTAAGACCTTTAAAACCTTTAAACAAAGCCATAGTAGTTACTAGCTCTAATGGTATATTTATCTTACCTTGCCATACTATAGCTGATGCACCTTCTGCTGCTTTTTGTCTAGCTTGTTCTTCTGTATATTTTTTGCCCTTACTTGGATCATTAGGATCTTTAAGTACACTCAGATAGTCTTTTACAGATCTCCTATAGAATTCACCAGCAGTTTGCATAGTTTCTGTATAGTTTAGAGCTACTGCTGCTGATAAAGCACTACCTGCTGTTTGTACTCCTTTAGCAGCTTTAAGCATTTTAAGACCTGCACCTACACCTTTACCTACTGCATAACCTGGTACTAAATAACCAAGGCTTTCTATTACAGAGTCTCCATTTCTAAACCACCATTCTACACTTTGAGGTTTAAACTCATCTGTGTTTATTTGTCTAGAGTATTCAGGTAATGCATCATCTAACCAACTTTTCTTTTCTCTAACTAAGCTAGACAATTGATTGTCATAATCATCTGTCATGTGTAACATCTCTGGTACATCAGCAAGGTATCCAAATGTTTCAGGCACAGTTAGTACTGCTTTACCTACACCTCTTAGTAAGAGATTACCAAAACTATCCCAATTACTTTGCCTATCAGCTCTTTGATAATCTAAAGCAGCTTGTTCATTACCATAGAAGGGAACATAATTATTATCATACTTAGAGTCTCCTAAGTTACTATCAAAGCTATATGATCCTATTAAAGGATCTGTGCCTTTAGGATCAAGTCCTTTAAGCAGATCATCATATTTACCTGGCATTACTTGTTAAGTGCTTTAAGTGATTCTATAAGAACAGAAGGTAATTCTTCTGCTGCTACATTAGATACATTGTAACTTCCTATACTCAAGTCATACTTACCTGTCTTAGGATTAAGTATACTTTTAATTTCAGGGTATCCTGAAGCAGATGCATCAGAGGGTAAACCTGATCTTCTACTTCTAGTAAGGTCATTGATTATACTGTTAACCTTATTCATAGGTTGGGAAGTTTCATAAGCATCTTGTGATACAGCATACTCTCTATCACCTACTCTTATAATAGTAGGAGTAACAAATGAAGCAGAATTTATTTTACCTGTAATATCTTTATATGGATTGTCAGGATCTGCTTTACCTACTATATTTATATTAGCCATAACATCTATAGCATTCTTGTTTTCAGTATTTTTAAGTGTAGCTCTAACTAAAGGATCTGTTAAAAACTCAGTACCTGTCATTATTTTACCAGTTTCTAAATCTATTATATTTCTTGTAGTAATAGTTTCACCCAACCTTTTCTTAAGTTCATCTGTAGATTTTCTATCTAGATATTTAATAGCTGTTGCATTTTGTAATGTTTCAAGTGAACCAAGATACTTATTAGCAGCTTTATGTTTTTCTTCAGCAGTTTTACCTGGCATTAAGTCATACACTCTATTGTATATAGCTTTACTTGCAGGATCTAGTTTGTCTACATTAAACTCATTACCTGTTTTACTAAACTCTACAAGATCCATAGTTAGTGATGGATCTTTTGCATTTTCAAATGATCCATATTTAGTAGTTGTTCCTTTAGAGTTATATGTTCCTACAAACTTGCCGTCTTTATATAAAGCGTAATGGTTATCATCTACTACACCTTTTATTGCATATCCTTTAGATTTAAAGAAATTTACAAGTTTTTCAGGTGTAAACTCTTCTTGTGTAACTTTAAATGGTTTAAAATACATTTTATTGTTGTCATTTACAAGATTAGTATATCCTTCTCTAACTTCAGGATTATTTACACCATCAAAGCCAAACTCTAACTCAGATACATTTTGTCTGTCCTGATCTGTTTGTGTTTTTCTATAAGCTAATATATTAGCACTGTTAACAGCAGCGTTTTTAATTAAAGCATCAAAATATTCTTGAGGATCTTTACCCATAGCATCTGCTGCAAACGCAGCTTGCTCTTGTACTTTTGGATTATTTTTAAGTATGTTTACACCTGCTTCATATAATACTGATGCAGGAAGTTCTTCTAGTTTTCTAGAGTTTTGTAACCAACTTCTACCATCAGTACTTTTAAACCAAGGACTTACACTTGAGTAATCTTGTGTAGGTTTCATATCTTTAAGGTAATTGTGTACTTCTTTTAAAGCGTCTACATATTCAGGCACATCTGAAGTTCTGTATACTTGTTGAAACAGTTCAGGATTACTTGGGTCTATACCTTTATACCTATTAAACCTATTGCTCTTAGCACCTTGTTTAAATGTTACAGGTTGATTAGATTTATCTATATTTTCTATGTCTTTGTAATAGTTTTGATAACTTTGTTGTGTAGCACCTAAATAACCACCAGTAAGATCATCTACATATGCTCTTGCTACTCGTTTAACAAAAGGTCTAGCTTGTGAGTAATCACCTGATTGTGCAAACTCATCAAACTGTTTTCTGTATCCTTGAAGTCTTGCTTTAGCTTGTTGTTCATCTTGAGGTAAAAACTTTAAGTTAGCCCATATGTCTTCTAATTGATCCATACCAGCTAAGTTTTGTTCATGCAAAGCTTGTCTTTTATCTAAACCTCTACCTATTTCTTCTACAGGTAATGGTGCATATTGAGGTACATATTGTGAAGAATAATACTTATCAAATACATTCATAACTATTCGTATGCGCTAAGTAAGTTTTTATATTTACCCTTAGCTTTAAGTTGTTTAATATAATTCTTTCTTACAGCAGGATCTGCATTGGCTAATACAGCAGCTAATTTAATTTCATCAGCATCTTGTATAAGACCTTCATAATTTTGCATTTGTGCAACAGTAGCTGTATCTCCCAATGCTTGTCTTCTGATATTTCTAGAGTTAGCATCTGTAGCTAATCTGTTTTCATCTTCAAGTCTGGCTTGATTAAGGTTAGTACCTTTTATACCTAAAATAGCATTGAACCTATTATTATCAAAATTAGCTTTTAACTCTGCTTCTTTACTTGCTATATCTCCTGATGCATTAGTGTAATCAGTAAACAATTGACTAGTAGCAGCAGTACTAGCAGGTGAAGCAAGTCTATTAACTCCTTTTAAAGCAGTAAATAAACCTTCTCTATTTCTAACATTAGTAGACCTAGTCATTAACTCAGCTTCTCTATCCCCAGGCAGTATACTGGTAACACCTTCATCTATTCTCCTTTTAGGCATATATTCTTTTTTGCCTAAACTTTCTATACCTTGTACTACAGGACTAAGGTATGGTAATATACTTGAGTAATCAAAGTTGTTTTCTGTTACTGGTGTATTTGTTACTGGAGGTTTAAAATTAGGTAAAGTAGATCTATTATCTATTATATCTGTATTTAATGAGTATGACAAATCAGGTACTTTTGCATTAAGAGCATCAGGCATAGTAAGTGGAGTTTTATTAGGAACTTTACCACCTGTAGCATACATTTCACCACCTTGTTCATATTTCATACTCTCTTGTTCAGCAAACAATTTATTTAACCTATTAGTTAATCTATCTATAGATTGTTTTTTTACATTACTAGCTATACCTAAGTTATTTTCTATATCACCTTTAGCCTTTTGTAACTTACTTGCTTCTTTAGCAAATGTTTTACCTGTTGTAGCTTTTAAATCATCTGAGTATATTCTAGTACCTTGTGGTAGTTGAGTATTAATACCACCTTCTTCATGTGTGTTACCATCAGCTTCATAGCCATTTGAGCTGAGATAATTTAATTTGCCTCCATTCTTAGAAAATGGCAATGTAGAATTAGGAACCTCAACTACTTCATTATCTTCAATTTCAGCATTGCCTTTAACTTTACCGCCTTTAGCCATATAATATGGTGTAGAAAAGTCATTAAGGTTTTGATACCTCATAGCATCTGTTTGCTGTTTATCTTCTAGTAAAGTCTGCTCATATTGCATCTTTAACTTTTTATCTTTTTGAGCTTGTATACCACCTAATACTGCACCAGTTACTAAACCAGCACCAGCACCTACAGCAGTACCTACAGGGCCTCCTACTGTAGTACCTATACTTGCACCAGTAAGACCATATTGAAGCATAGGGTTAATATAACCACCATCTTCATACTTCATATAATTTTTATTATATTGTTTCTTTTTCATAATATTTTTCATTATGAGCTTACACAAAGGTAGGAACTATCTAGGACTTATCCTACGATATTCTGAATCAGCAGAGAGTACTACAAACTTATTTTGGTTATTGTTAAAGTATATAAGTCTTGCAATAAGATACCTATCTTGAAACTTTCTTTTCTCATACCAACTTTTGTTAGGGTCTACAGATAAAGGGTTAAACTCTCCATCTATAAAGAAGTTAGTATTTGGAATAGAAATGTCTCTAAATTTGTTAAAGTTCCATTGATTTTCAGCTCTTCTCATAGTGTCTAAATTAGTTAATGTAACTATACCTGAACACTGATTACTGTTATATATAATAGCTTGATTAAATGTGTCAAGCATTATCTCTACACCTAAACTATCTGATTTGCTTACCCAACTTATAGAGCCATAAGTCTTTTGATCTAATCCATCATTGCTTACTACATCTACAACAGAGTTGTATTGAGTGCCATAAAAGATACAATAGTTATATTCTTGGTTATGTCTATATATTTCATCGTATATACTTGAGTATGAATACTTAGTATCATTGTACATGAAGTTAGGCTTGAAGTCATAAAAGCTTCCCCATTGTTTTTTCTCAGGATAATAGCTTATAGTGAAACTAAGGTCTTTAAAGTACTCTGTATCAGTAAGTGAGACTTGTGTAAGAACCTGTGAAAAAGGTCCTAAACTGTCTGTAATGATTTGCTTAGTAGTATCAACTGTATTAGTTCTAAGAAACTCTACTTTGTAAAACTTATTATCTCCATACAGTAATTGGTTAGCTGTATATGTACCAAAACTAGCTGTGTAATCTACTTGTGTTACACTAGTAAGTAGACTAAAGTCTTTTTTACATATTATAATCCTTTTATATTTAGGATCATAAAAACTGCTAATACCTGTACCATAAGGAGAGTTAGGATTATCTATATTATTATATGTAAACCCTAATGTTGTTAGTTCTGATTGTAATGTAGATTTAAAATTATCTTTAAAGTAATTCATCATACCATAGTTAGAAATAGTATCTAAACCATCTCCAAGTAGGAATACATTACCTGAATCTATATCTGTAAAAAAATATCCATAAGGTGTTACCATACCAGACCATTGACAATCAGTTCCGCCATAACCTTCTTTAGTTTGTATAAGTTCTTTAGGATCTATATCAAATATGTTACCTGAGCCTAATGTAGCAGATATTGAATCTGTTCTAATATTTTCTGAACCTATAGTTCTTCTAAGTGCTCTTAGATTATGTATAAGTAATACATTGTTAAATGTTTCAAGTCTCCATATAGCCCCTTTATCCCTAGGCACATCTTTGTAATTAAGTGCTAAAAATATTCTATAGTTATCTATTTGTGATTCAGGATTATCTTTTTCACTTCTTACTACTCTATTAGAGAAATCTTCATCTGCACTTAGTATACTTTTATCTTTTGGTAATACTGGATTAAGGTAATTACCTAGTGAGTAATCTTTGTTTACTATAAACTTTTCTTCTGCCCATGCTTGTAAATCTAGTACTTGGCTAATTTCTTGTTTAGGATAGTAAAAGTCTTGTTCATTAGCTGTAGTTAAATCAGGCCCATTTTGTCTGTAACCTGCATGATAATAACTTTTAAGTGCAACATAGTTTACACATCTAACTTGTCTACCTCCTAAACCTAATGGTAATCCTGTACCTCTAAAACCATATGAGTTATAACTTGTATCGCCTCCATATACATCTTGACTAGTTGGACTATCTAAATCTGAAATAATAGTACCTGTAAACCTAAGCAGTTGTTGATCAAACTGATTAAACAAATCTTGCTTGTACTGATATATATTAGTAATATAACCAGGACATGTAGTATGATCTGTATGAGGTAAAGTATTAGCTATAGTTGGAACTGTTAAAGTAAGGTTAGTAGGAGCAATCTGATATAGGCCATATTTTTGTCCAAACTCATTAAGTACTGTATAGGTAAATCCTTGAGCTGCTACAGGATTGTTAATACTATTATGAGGTATCATAGTTCTTGCTATAATCTGTCTTACATAGTCACTTCTTGTATTTTGGTTACTAGAGTAAATGGATTCTGTATAACTTGTAAACCTGTTAGCAGATCCTGATGTTCCTGTAGCAAATACTGTAATAGGAGCATTAAGGGTAAATTCATTTTTCATGAAAGTAGGACTATTTGCTCTAGTATTGTCTATCATTAAGTCAAAACCTGAGAACTGAAATATATCCGCACCTAAATTAGCAGGTACATTAAAGTCTGAAACAGAAACATTTAACCTATTCATACCTATTACGCCAGCAGTAGTTACTGTTATAGGAGCAAATATAGGAGCACCTTGACTAAGTACTAATGAGTTATTAGCATCTCTTTGTGCATAAAATACACCATATCCTTGTACTTCATTTTTGATAAAATCGGGTATATATATATCTGATAGTTTAATACCTAGTACTCTACCTTGTGCATTAGTACTAGTTGGTCTAGTATAATAAGGTATAACACAAAAAGGATTAGCAGGATTAGGAAATTTATGATGTCTTACATTACTATTTCTTAAACTGCCTATTTGTCCAGTAGAGTTCCATATATCCCAATCTGCATTATCAGGATAAGTTTCATTTTCATTTTCCCAATAACCCATTAAGCCATTAGCTCCAGCAGTGTTATATACTTGATAAAACTTAGCTTCTTGTGTGCCGTTTATATAGTTACCACCATCAAGGTAACTTTTACAACTAGGTAAACCATAATTACCACCAGGTAATTGTTCATTAGCTATTACTTGTGCTACAGTTGTAGTATCTGTAGATAGAGTAGGATTGCCTAAACCATGCATAGCTCCATTAAGTGTAGTTGCTTCTCTACCTGGTATATGAAATGCTCTAGACCAACTACCATCTTTTAATAAGAAAGCAATGTACATAGCATATACTTCATCATCCATAAATCCTAATTGGTCATAAATGATTACTTCATTTTTGTCTGTAGAATTTATACTAGTACCACCTTCTCTAAGTATATTTAATTCAGTAGTCTTTTCTACATAGTTGATTTTAATATTATTAGCATACTTCTGGTAATCTAAGCTTTTTTGTCCTTTAAGATTGCCTAAATATAGTTGTGCATTGTATTGTGTAACAGCCTTAGCTGTTTTGTAACTAGCTCTGTCTACTGTTATATCTGCTAAACTACCTATAGTAACTGTTTCATTGCCAGTAAAAGTAAAGTTAACACTTGAACTAATTATAGGATAGTCTATATAACTAACAGAAGGTGTACCATTAATAACTTGTATTATGGCTACCCTTATAGTTTGGTAACTACTGTCTAAGTTATTAATAGCTATAGTAAAGCTTTTAGTAGTAGTTGTATTAGCATCTACCCCATCATATAATCCATATGCTACATTTTGTGTAGCTATACCTTTAAGAGCTTTTGTAACAGAAATTTGATTAGATACATTAAGAAAATTAGTGTTATTGCCATCTAAATCTACATAAGCATAACTTACATAATACACACCAGATTTAAGCACACCACCTGTATCATTAACAGATACTAGTTGAATATTACTTGCATTAAATATAGGAAATAACCTAAATTGATCTATATCTGTAATAGCTTTAACTGTGTTAACAGCATTGTTAAGAGTAGTCAAGTTAAGATACCTAACAGGATTAAGGTTATCAGTAAAGTAAATAATTTCTTCACCTCTAATATTAATTTTAAATTCTCCTTGTATTTGATTAGTAAGTTTAAAGTTAAGTTGATTATCAGCTACTATAGTTGTATAACCTGTTGAGTCTATAATACCTATTTCACAATTAGGTTCAAAGTTGTCATATATACTTCTAGAGAATATAATAGCTCTACCACTATTCAAGACTATTTTACCAATAGGTACAAAATCTGTAGTTAAGTTAGCTATGCTTTCATTAGCTTCTTCTACAGTAATAGCATTATCAGTCTTACTGTGATTCCAGTTAGACATAAATGGAGTAGTACCTTCTGGTTGAAACTCTGGGGCAGTATCTTTAAATATTCCTTTTTGCATCTAGAAAAATCTATTTCTATTATAATTCCTTACTAAGTTTTCTTCATCACCTAAGTTCTTAAAGAAATCTTTACTTGAGTTTATTTGAGGTATAAGCCTAACCCATCTGTTTTTCATGTTTTCCATTTGATCATAGCTAGGTATATCAGCTTTACTTCTTGCTTGTGAACAATACTTTAACCATCTTTGTTCTGAATCTGCATAATCAAACACAGGATCTTGAAAACCAGAGCCTATCATTTTAGTTCTAATGTACCAATATAGTGCTTCTTTAAATTGTATGTAATCAGGTATTTCAGGGTACCCATCACAATCTGTTCTAAATGCTCTATAAAATATACATATATCTGTTTCTTCACAACTAGTTTTAATGTAATTACCATCTATATAATATACTTCATGAGAATATGTTCCATCAAAGCTAGTTCTAAGAGGTAAAAAGTTATTACCATCTTCTCTACCTAAAGGATCATTAGGATTAGTAACCCATAGAAAACTTGCTCTATTAGTGGTAGAATTAGTTGAACCAGATATACAATCTTCACAATGTAATCCATATGGAAAGCTTTGACTGCCATATTTCATAGGTCTACCATTATGACTTACTTGCTCAATGAGATATAAGTCACAAGGTAATTCTGCTTTATGTCCTACTATATTTATTTTGGCAGTCTTTAACTCATATTGTAAAGGTGTGCCTATAAACTCTAATGCTTCACCTAACCATTCAAAAGCATCTACAATAAAGTTATCATTCTGAGGGTTAACATCCCTTAGAACTTTTGCTATTACATATTTAGATGAAGTTGTTTTATAAATCATTTTATGTGTTTTTGTACTGTTTTAATTACATCTACCCATAAAGCAGCGTATCCTGGGCCAGTAGCGTAACCTGCTAATGCTATCTCTATTGCAAACTTTATAGGATCATCTTTTACTAAAAGTGCTTTACTGTACCTTTTGTTATTTTTAAAGAAGTTAGCATGGTCTGTAAAGCTTTCTTCAGGTGAATTATATTTTTTAAAGTAGTCTTTAACTGTGTATTTAAACATCTTTTTACCAGAATAAGTGACTGGTTTAATACTAATTACTTCAGGGTATTTTACACCAGCAGTAGAATGATATTCAGTAGTAGTAATAAGTTGCTCATGACCATTTAACCCATCTGTATCTTTAATACCAAACATCATGTTACCAGGACATTTCTCCCCCCAACCTGTTTCAATAGCAGATTGAGCTAATATTGCAATAGCTGATATACCTGTTTTAGTTTGTGTTTCTAAAGCATATGGATAATATTTTTTTATAAAGTCTTTTACTGTCATGATTTGTTTATTTGTGCGTATTTTTTATATAGTAAATCATCTTTTTTATTAGCTTCTATTAGTTTAGCTACATTTCCATGTATACCTCTAGTAGGTTTAAACTTGTAAAACCTTCTATTCTTAAACTTGTTTCTCATGTAGTAATACTTTACAGCATAATTATCTGTAAAGTATACCATTTCTTTTATACCTTGACTTCTAAGTTTATTAGTTTCTCCCCAATTTACTACTTGTTTATTAAAGTTTCTCCATACAGCAGCTACCATCATGGTACCTAATCTACCCATTCTTAAAACTCTACCTTCATTAATCATTTGATTAATTACATACTTATTGTAGTAAGTAATCACTTTAATGTAAGTATCATAGTCTTCAGTACCTCCTTTAGACTTGTAAAAGTCATAAGCATCTTTAGTTCTTGAGTAACGTTTTATCATCTACTTGATTGTTAATTGTATCTGTCATACCCATTCTCAGGTCTTTAGTTACTATTTGTTCTACTATACTTTGTAACATATCAGACGGTATAGGGAATCTACTATCTTCTGTATAACAAGCCTCACCATCACATATGAATTGTCTAATATCTCTAGGGTCATAAAACACACCTCTAGCATTAATTTTATCTATAAATGGATTACTAGAGATAACATATATCTTTTTGTTGAGTAGATATGCTCTGTTAGATTTATTAGTATACTTGTTATATTTAACCCATGCAGCATCATAAGGTCTAATAATCTTGTAACTAGTAGTTTTATCTATACTGCCTACATATGTAAGAGCATCTTTAGAGTTAAGCCTAAGTATTTCAGGTATTTCTACTACAGTTCTTTTAACTGTACAACCTACTTCTACATCACAACAATCTGCTGCATCTACATTTTCAAGAGCTAAACATCCTAAATCTTGTTCTATTTGGTTAGTAATGAATTGATTCTTTTCAGTATCTCTTCTAATGTACATAGCCCTATATTCAAGTATTTTAAAGATAATATAGTTTCTATCTGGAAGTGCATTACTACTTCTTCTCCCACCTTCCCAAGTAGTAAGTATATCATCAACTATTTGCTTTAAAGTAGCCATATACAAAGATAGTTATATTACTGATAAGAATAGAGGCTCATTACTACCTAATAGTGTTTCATACAAATGTTTATATGCACTTGCTGAATATACAGGTTTGTTATCTTTAATGTATTTACACACTACTACGCCTTGTGATATAGGAACACTAGTATTACATAGTGTACCTATATTATCTATATGTATCATATAGTCATGCCATTTAGGATATTTATCTGTATACAAATAGAAATTTTCTGGATCATCAATAGGAAAAATACCATATTTACCTACTGGAATATCATTCATTACTATACATTCAAATTCATTGTCTATGTATAGTTTATTAGGTTCACCACGTCTTAGTACTATTTCCATTATATATTTACTTTAAATTTAGCTATTTCACCTTTGTTTTTTGCAAATATACTTGCTTCTGCTGATTTATGTATACCTATATATCCATTATCATTATGCCATTGATCTACTTCAGATATGGCTCTAAGAAAGTTAACTTCTACACCTATAGAGTCTTTGGTTCTAAGAAATCTATATTCTTGTTTATGATGTATATCACCTAAAAACCAATATCTAAACTCTGTATTACCCCACAACTCTTTTTGTTCTTGCGCCATTACTAAAGGCAATTTGTCTATAAACCTTCTTTCTAATGAACCATGTGCAAATCCTAATAGTATATCTTTATAATTAAAGTATTTTCTTTTGCTATACGAATCATCTATAGTTACCCTATCATCATTTTCATATATAAAACTTAAACATTTACCTAAGTAAAAACAAGTATCTTCATCATGATTACCTTGTATAATGGGTATGTATATGTTTGAGTGTGTTTTAGCTATGTCTATACAACTTCTAATAGCTTTAAGACCTAAATCAAATGCTATATGTGGAAGAGTACTTGTATCTTGTATAGTTCCCTTTTTGGTAAACTTACTCAATGAATTAGTATTAAAAAAGTCTGAACCTACAGGAAATACTATTGTATTAGGATTGTAATTGTATACAGAGCTAAATAAGTTACTAAAACAGTTTGTAAAGGTGTTTAAATTGTTTTGTACAGTAGAGTTACCTTTAAAGCTCATCTTGTCTATATGAGCATCGTATATGTTAATTAGAGCTATTGAATCATTGTTAATGTTATGCGATTCAAACTTGGGAGATTGATACTCCTTTAAATGTTCTTCAAAGTTAAAAGTTTTTAAACTAGGTTCAGCTTTAACTTTTATTTGTGTGTTAGTGTAAGTGTTTGGTTTACCATTTTTAAAACTTGTTACAGTCCATTCATTAATAGTAACATTTTTAATGTCTGCTTTGTCAAGTTGGTAATCTGTTACAAACTCTTGTAACTTGTTTTCTCTCTTTTTGATTCTAGAAATCTTTTTGGTTATAGTCCTTGGATGTACAGCTAATCCCTCTTTAATTAGCTTTCTCGCAATTTCTCCAGCACTCATCTCAGGATTATTAATCATCTCCTGTTTAATAATCTCTTCAAGTTGCATATATTTTAATTGTTTTTTATGTGTTTATCTAACTCTGCTTTGAGCATTGTGTTCTCTTCTTTGTAAGTATGCAGCTCTTGTTTTACTGAAGCATTTTCTTTTATTACTTCTACAATCATTTTGTTTTGTTCATCAAGTCTGCCTTCAAGATTTTTAATCCTGTCCCATAGTTCATCTCTAAGTGTTTGATCAAATTCTTTAACTTTTTCTTTAGGCAAAAGAAAAATTTCTATTACTTTTATTAAAAGAGCTCCTCCTGCTCCACTGCCTAGTATTGTGATTATAGTATCAGATGTCATGTTATAGTAAATAGAGTGTACAAACTTATACAAATTTTTTTATAATCCAAAGTATAAAAAATGCTATAGTAAATAATCCTATCCACCAAAACCATATACTCCATGCCTGAAACTGTTTTAACCAATGTACTGGCTTTGCAGGGGCTTGTGTTACAGTAGTGGTTTTTTGTTTGGTAACACTTTTTTTGTTGTGAGATTTAATAATGCTTTTAAGAACCTGTATTGCGCTATCACAATTACATTTTACTTTGAGTTTATTGTTTTTTATCTCTACACTGGCTGTATTGTTTCCAGTACCTGTAGTAAAGTTAATGTCTTTAGCTTTACCTAGACTGTCACACAAGTTGTCTAATTCAAAGTTTGTATAAAACTTAGGAATAAATACTGTACTGTCTTTTTTAACTATACTATCTTTTACATTAGTAATTAAATTAAAACTATCTTTAACCAATAATGGATTACAAAACTTAGCAATAGCTTGTTTTTTAGTGTAACAACTTGAAAATGTTAACATTACAATTAATGTAGTTAAAATAAATATTGTTTTATTTTTCATTATTAAAATCTGTGGTTTCAAAGTTACCTGTTTCAAAAGTAGTATTTTCAAAAAGTTGTGGCATAGTAATTTTATAATCCATACTACACACATATTTGCCGTCTTTGGTTATCCTGTAATCAAATATATAATTTGCACCATCATGTATGGCTGTTTTGCCCTTGTTCTCTTCAGCAAATACTTTGTTTACTATTAGTAGTTCCATTATACGTTTCTGCTTAATGCAGTATTAAATTCTTGAATTAATGTATTTTGAATAGCTACTTGTGCATCTGTTAGCCCTTGTGACAAAGTTGCAAAAGCAATGTTAAAAGCTGAAAAATCCGTAGCTGCTGTTCTGTTATTTGCACCTATCCCTATTTGTGCACTTGCAGGGGTAACGCTTGCCCTTGTTGAGTTAACTACTACCGCCCCGTTTTTAAATCCTTTTATTACATTTGAAGCAGTACGATGTGCATCCCATTGCCCCCTACTATCTGCACTTGCTGCACCGTCAGAATTTGCAGAATTTATAGCAATATCTGACATTCCTGCTAACCGAGGGTATATTTGGGTAATTCTTACAGGGCTTAACAATCCCCCTCCAATAGCACAACCTGCGTTTAGGTTGTTTCTAACATATACAGATAGTCCAAAGTTATCTTGTGCTCCAAATACAGGAACGGATGGGTTTATCCCTGTTAAAGCATAGCCCGTTGCACCGTCAAACGTCATCCCATTAGCATTATGAGTTATTCCCCCTACGTAAGACAGGTTATAAGTGCCGGGGGCTTTTGCGTTTATGGAGTTGCTTAGGGCAGTTCCCCCCGCACACGGGTAAACAGCATGATATAAAGGCCAAAGGTTGTTGTTTATTAGTCCTGTAAAAAGGGTGTTGGCTGCTTGTATAATTACGGGGTCGGTTATGCCCCCAGCGGCTATATAGGCTTTTGTTTCAGGAAGTAAATTACTTCCATTAAGTATTAATATAAAATTAGTAGTTACCATTATGATTTAGTAGTACTAATTTTTATTGTGTAAGTTGCAGCACTAACAGGAGTAAATCCTGAAAGAGTTTCTAACATTGCATAAATACTAGTAGTGCTGGATACAAAAGTAATTCTAGGATCTACTATTTGACTATAGCTTGCAGTAGAACTTGAAGCATCTTCTGTAGTCATAGCTGGCATATTTACATAACCTATATATGAATCTCTGTTAGCATAAAGTTGTAAAAAAGGGTCTGCATCATTTATTGCTGTTATAGAAGTAGTAAAAAAATGTATTCTGTAAATACCTGTTTCAGCTTTATCAGAACTCCACAATTGAACTTTAGTTATATAACCTTGTTCTCCTGCTGCATCTATAATATTTTCAAATCTCCAAGTAGTAGCTACTGAAGTAGATTCTGCTAATACGTCTTTAGCAACATATGCAGTAACATTTGCAGGTCTTGTTTTTTCTGCTGAACTATTAAAGATTTTACCTTTTACTGAACCAAATCCTAATCCAGATAACCACCCTTTTAGTAAAGAGATTATTGACCAAGGCCCTGTAACAGTTGTAGCAGCAGGATCTGTGTTAGTACCTGATGATTGTTTTATAGCAGAGTATACATTCTGCACTAATTTTTCTAATTGTGTCATCTTATTGTTTTTTGTAAGTAAGCTATTACATTGCAAAATTGTTCTTCTGATATACAATTGCTTGCATAATTATCAGAATCTGGGTCAGGTTCATATTGAAATATAACTTCTAAAGCTATCATTGCAAATATAAGAGAAGTATTTGGATACTTGAGTGGTTTACCATTACTTAAATTAGTTAAATATGTATTCCATTCAGTGACCAATTTGTTTTGAGCATATACGCTATAATTATCTACCTCTGTCTTTGTCATTAGTCTTTAGTATAATAAACTACTATCATAATTTTACCTCCTGATGTAGTTTTACTTGTTGTATATCTAAGTTCGTCTCCTACTACAAAACTAGCATTAGGACCTGATAAACTAAGTGTATAATCTGTACCAAATGGTGTTGATAAAGGTATTACTTGGCTACCACCTGTTATAGCAGAACCACCTTTACTAAGTGTTATAGTACCATCATCAGTTCCTGATAAAGTACCTGTTACTCTTATATAAGCAGATGTAACAGTTATTGCATGTTGCATATCAAATCCTATAGCTCCTACTTCACCAGTTACAAAAGATCCATAAAGTACAAAACTATCATTTGCTACTCTAGTATCATCTCCTTCTGTTACTGTTCCAGCAGTAGTACCAAAAGCTGCATTGTAAGCATCTTGTTTAGCTACTGATGTAATATTTTTACTACCATCTAATTCAAGTGTTTGATTAGCAGTAAGAGCAGATAAATTAATAGGTGTAGCATTACTAAATGTCCATATTTGACTAGTACTTTTAGCTCCTGCAAGTAACCAAGCAGCTACGTATTGTGATACTCTTAAAGGTGTTGTGTAAGTAGTATTATTACTACCTGTTTCAGCTTGTGCTTGTGTAGCTCTATCTGGCACTAGACTTTGACCTTTCATCATAGATGTTTGCCAAGCTGCTCCATCATAACTTGTTAATATGCTTAAGTCTCCACTAGCTGCTTCTTCTGCTGTAAGTGAAATACCAAATATTGTATACGAGTTAGCACCTAAAGTTAAAGTAGCATTGTATATGATTAAAAATTCATCTCCTACAGTTTCTGCTGTAGCAGTAATAGTACTACTACCAGACATAGAACCTGAGCCTGTTATTATTTGTACTTTTTTATCTAGCTTAGGCTCTAATGTTAAAGTACCACCAGCTAATACTGTTGCATAAGTATCTACTCCTTTATAAGGTAAATAAAAATCTAAATCATCTTTTAATACGACTATATCAAAATCTGCTCCATTACCTTTAACTATTATTAAAGAGTCACTAAGAGCTTCTTGTTGAGTAAATGCTGTACCTAATATATTTACTACATATCCTCCACCATAAGTTACTCTACCTTTATACCATATATAAAATAGTTTTCCATCTGTAGGACTTGAACTTGTACTTATAGTATAATTACCTGTAGATAAAGTAGCTGTTCCACTTACTACATAATATAGTACAAGGTTATCTACATCTAAAGTTGTTGTAGTATTATTAGCTACTGTAAGGCTTTCTGTTATATTAAAATTTGCCATTATGCTTTGTTCATAAAATTAACAACTGAATTTATATGTGATACTGTACTAGGGGCAGATGTTGTAAATCCTTGTATTTTTAATACAAAAGAATTACTAGCTAAATCTGATACTGTAATATTATCAGTTGATACTACAGTAGTGTTTGACCTATAACTAGAGCTAGTACCAGCTAATGTTACAACTGTACTTGATAATCTTGTAACTGTAAGTTGTCCTATGCAGCTATCTTGATTAACTATGGGGTAAAAAGTTCCATATATAGTAGTACTAGCAGTAGCTCCTATTAAAATTCTAAACTGTCTTGTGTTTAGTCCTGTAGCATTAGTAGCCATATTATACAATATATAATAACCTTCACCATTTTGAAGAAGTTGTCCAGTAGTACTGTCTACATTAAGAGTATAAGTAGCTAAATCTTCCCAACTACCTGATCCAGTAGTACTAACTAAACCAGTATATCCTACAATAGAAAATCCACTAGCACCTGTAGCACCAGTTGCTCCTGTAGGGCCTGTAGCTCCAGTAGCACCTATTGGTGTAAGAACTAATGGTAAGCAATCATAACAATTTGTACAACTCATATTAACAGCATTTATTTATATCACACATAGTTTGAAGTTTGGTAAGTATGGTATTAGCTTCTATAAGGTTACCACCAGCTACCCCAAACATAATAGCTTTTAGCATAGACCACTGAGTAAGTAAATCTGAAGTATCTTTTTTACACCCACATGAATCGTCTATAAAGTTAGCAAACTTATTAAAGATGCAACACTTTACTTGAGCATAACTTAAAAAGCTTTGATCATTTATATATGTTGTACCAGAGCTAACTACTGTGTAAACAATTCTGTATATTCCATCAGGTAATACATCTGTACTAATATTTAAATCAGCCAAGCTATAACTATATATTAAAAATTCTTCAGCAGCAGCAGCTTGTACAGTACTGGTTACAGTTGTAACAACAACAGGTGTTGTAGCTGAAGGTAAGTAAATAGATACTGTGGCACTTGTAATACCTGCTCTTGTAGGATTAGGACTTCCCCACCCCCCAAGATTTGTAGTAGCATTATAAGTACCAGTAGTATCATATACTTTTAGAACAGAGTTGCTAACCAAACTTATACTATTTTGGAGTGTAAATGCCATGTTATATTATGCTTATATCAGCGTCTTTAATGGTAATATTTACCTCGCTGCTATTGTTGCTTTCAAAATAAAGAGAAACTTCTGTATTGGCATCACAATACACTACTACTTTTTTTACCCTGTTATCAGTGATTTTAAAAAGCGGCTCTTGTCCACCGTCTAATTTAATTAATAACTCATCCCCTGCTGCAATGTTGCTTTCAAGGCTTATTACTATTAGTTTCCACCCTGCACTACCTAATGGTGTGGCAGTTATTGAGCCCGTGCTAATAAAAGTATAATCGTCTAGGTATATCATAGTATTATGTATTGAAATGAAAAGTTTACTCCAACCAACCCAGTAGAATTGGCTTCAAATATTAATCTTACTTGGTTGGTAGTTGTTTGTGCGAGAAGGTAAATACTGTTAACATTTGCTCCCCCAATATGAGGCTGTCCATTTCCTTTTAAATCTTCGACATTAGCAAAGTTAGAAGCTACTGGCAAAGTAAAGTTTACTTCACAAGTGCCTGTTGCGCCAACATCAATTAAAATATACCCGTATCCCGTTACAATATCGCCCACTCTTTGATAAGTAAACGCAGATGGCACACTGCTTACTACGTTGGTTATATTAGTTGTTGTTGGTGTATAACCGCCCCCTAAAATATTTGTAGAGGTTATGTCCCCTACGTTTATATCTAAAGCAGACGTATTCCCTGCTGTAAGTACTTCGTTAAGGGTTGGACTACTTATTACATCACCTATTTCT